AGAGGAGGAGCTAAAAAATGATTAAACGCAATATTGTAGAAACTATTTATGAATATGACAAAGACGGCAAGTTGACGAGAAAGTCCGTCACAGAAACGCATGAGACAGATGACGAAACGAGATATCCTCTTACCAATTCTATGCTCACAACTTTATACAACAATTGCAGAGGAGGAGCTAAAAAATGATTAAACGCAATATTGTAGAAACTATTTATGAATATGACAAAGACGGCAAGTTGACGAGAAAGTCCGTCACAGAAACGCATGAGACAGATGACGAAACGAGATATCCTCTTACCAATTCTATGCTCACAACTTTATACAACAATTGCACCACAACGACTTCGTGTGAATGCCAAGACAAGTGTGGCTCTTGTAATGATGATTTTTGATTATAAAGTGCATATAAATATACAAAATTAAATAACAACATGTCGGTAGTGTAATCTTGCATTACCGACATATTTATTTATCAAAAATGCAATGATATAATATAAAATAGAGCAAATATAATAGGAGAGTGACAATATGAAATATATAACAGTAAAACAACTATATGAAAAATTAAATGCAGAGCATCCCGGCCTAATTGGGATTAATAGTGTCTATGAACTTGTCAAACGTAAAGACTTTCCATCAGTAAGAAACGGACGCAAATTTCTTGTTATTGAAGATAAAGTGGACGAATGGTTTGAAAAGAAAAGTTTAGCTTATAAAAGATAGATAAACTATATTGAATTGTGGTCAAAAGATGTGGTACAATAAAATTGTGGTAAATGATGTGGTCATTAAGCAAAAACATATCACTTAAATCTAGGAGAATCAATGACTTGAGTTGTTTTTATTTATGGATACTTATGGTTCATATAGCCTGAGAAACAGCCATAAAAACATAATAGAACAGCTATTCACAAACACAAGTCTAAAGCATTGGAGCTAGAATATATGCTGGTTTAAGCTTGCTTTGGAAGAAAATTGTATTCACTCGATATCACCAATAATCTTGTACTGTTATGATAAATAATCAAAAAATTGTGGTATTATTGTGGTACGATTGTGACTAAAAATTGCCATTGACCATATTGTTTTCATCAAATATAATAATGATATGAACTATAATTTTGTATTGTTAGAAAATGGAGGAATATATTTATGGCAAAGAAAAGAAGTAATGGGGAAGGATCGTGGACGCAAAGAGACAATGGCACTTGGAAATTGTCTGTAGCTTATAAAGGAATAGGAAGAAAATATTTTTACGGGGACAAGCAAACTTGTTTAAAGAAAAAACGTGAATTTGAAGTATTACTTAATAAAAATATCGTTGGGGATAAGGATATATTATTTGAAGATTTTATTCATTCTTGGCTTTTCACAGTCAAACAGCCAACATTGAAACCTTCATCATTTGATAGAATGGAACGTGTATTAAAAGAAAAACATGTGACAAGATTATATAATTTAGAAATGAAACAAATAGATGGACATTTAATTCAAACTTTTATTATTAATAAAATGAAAGACGATGGGCTCGCATATGAAACAATTAAGAAAACATGTTCTGCATTAGGAGAGATATTCAATTATGCATTACTACGAGAAAAGATTGATAGAAACCCGATGGGGGAAGTTAGACTACCAAAAAAGTCGCTATTTGTACAAAAAGAAAGAAGATATTTGTCTCAACAAGAAAGAGAAAAATTAATACAAACATGCTATTCTAGGCATAAAAATGGAGTGCGTATTTATAAGAATGGCGCTTTGTATGTATTTTTACTCTATACTGGATGCAGAGTTGGAGAAGCTTTAGCTTTAAGGTGGAGCGACATTGATTTTGAAACGCGCACTGCGAAAATTTATAAAACTGTCGCTCGTATCAATGACAGAAGCAAGAGTAAAAATAAGACCATTGAAATTGTATCCAATTCTACAAAAACAGGAGTCGCAAGAACTATTTATTTGTCAGACATGGCAATTGCTGCGTTAAGAGACCTGCAAGAGCAGATTGGATGGGAGCCAAACGGATACATTGTCCATGTGAATCATACAAAACCAATTTGTAAAGTCGCTGCACAAAACACATTCAATCGCATTGTTAAAAGAGCAGGGATAGAGCATTGTGGAGTCCATGCGCTCAGGCATTCTTTTGTAAGCCTAATGTTACACAATAATGTCCCACTTGCAATGGTGTCTCAAATGGTGGGGCATCTAAATATAAACATGACGCTGCAAGTATATTCTCATCTATTAGACGAAACAAAAATTGAGTCTATGTCAATTATAAAAGACATTAAATAGCAGAATGTTCTTTATAATTGACATTAACTACACTCCCCCACTACTGATTTCAAAAAGGTGCTATCACCTTGTTAATTTTACCCATAGTTTTTGCTATAAAGGTGATTGCACTTTTTGGCGAAAAATGTTATGATATTCATATAAAGGTGGTGTGAATATGACATGCAAACCGGGAACAAAATCCATTACATTTAGGCTTCCAGAAGAAGAAAAATTCCAAATAGAGCTTGCAGCTCACGCAGAGAATAGGTCAGTGAATAATTGGATACTAAATGTGATTAGAATTCATTTAAAAGCGCAGCAGGGCGCAAAAAAATAGGGACTAGAGATTTTATTCTCTAGTCCCTAAACGTTTATTATGCTTTTAACCAATCTTGGCTCTCATAATATTTCGTAATGGTATGATATAGTTCTGACCCCATAGAATTACAATGAAGCTCATTAATATACTTCGAATAGATTTCATCAATATGATTTTTCTCTTCTGGATAAAGTTTTATTCCACGAGCACATCTAGACGCACATTCAGACAACTCTGCCTTGATCCGATCCCGCTCATTTTCAAAGACTCTATTGTCAAGCGTACACAACTTAGAATCAACGTTATTCAGTCTCGTATCAACATCTTTTAGATGATTGATAATTTGTTCATCCGCTTTCTTGCTTTTCGTTTCTTGCTGATCAATCTTGTATTCTAAATTATTAAGCTGCTTCGTATGAGCTTTCATCGTATTAGTTAGCTCCTCGGCATTTGTTGTGTTTCTGAGCCATGTTTCTATTTTTTTTCTTATTGGTTTAATCAGAACGCCCAAGAACGCAACGATTACCATAATCCCGCTTATTAGGCTGGATATGTTTGTAATTAAATCTATCATTGTTTATGTCACTCCAAACAATATAATTTATTCTCCTTTTAATATATCAATCTCGCGCTGAAGTTCTTGGCATTTTTTAACTAGTAACGGAATAATCTCATCATAGGCTAATGAATAGTTTTTATGTTCTTTTGTGCTTTCATCTTCGTCATAATGAACAATTCCCGTTTTCTGTTTTGATTCATTTGAACTTAATAGTACTTGCTCTACATCTTGTGCGATAAATCCATAATGTATTGTATCAGAATCGTCATTCTTTAATACATATTGAACCGGCTTTAGCTTGTCAATGATGTCAATATCAATATCGTTAATGTCGCGCTTTAAATTTCTATCAGAATCCACTTGTGGAGACGAAGCAAAACTTGCTGCCCATTCACAGCGAAATAACCCTTTGTTGTCAGCTTGTTTTTGTGCAAAACTACCAATTGCAATTGAGCTATTGTCACCAGAAATATTTAATGGTACATTCTTTGTCCCAACATTTGTGTAAAACATAGCGTATTGACCAACACTGTCAGAGATAACAATTTTGAAATCATATGCGGTGTCTACAGCGAAAGAAGCATTTTTATACGTATATGTGTAGCTAGTTCTATCACTCGCGTCATCTTTCACAACAACACTATTTGATTCGGAATACGTAGCATCTGAACGTTTTTTACTATATGCTTTAATTTTGATATTGTTATTGCCACCTAACGTATAAAATGACGCATTTAACTGATGTGTAACATATTGCCCAGATCCATTCATGCTACCATCTGCGTTGCTTCTAAACGAAGTTATTGAAGTAATAGTTGGTGGATTATAATCTATTATGGTAATTTCGCCTGTTGTGCTTGCTGTTCTCCCACGACTATCTGTAACAGTGACTGTATAAGTTTGTTTGCCAGCTACAGTTAGAGTATTACTCGTCATACTGTATGAAATTGCTGAACCAGTTTTAGTCTCGGATAAATTTTGCCCACTAATCACACATTTTGTGATAGTAGAACCATATGACCCGACAGCAGACACTGTCCACGTAACAGCAGAATTGTTTTTAACATACATTCCACATCCAGAAGGATTCGTCCTAGCAATAGATGAAGTAAAACTATTGATAGAAGGTTTCATACTATTCGGAACATATAATATAAAATTAATTGTTTTTTCTCCAATTAGTGTTCCGCCATTGTAAGTAAGACATTTTAACGTACCAGTTCCATACCACGAGTTTGGAATTTGTCGTGCCAATTCACGTGATGGTGTCCAACTAACAGATGAGCTTGAAGTGTTTATAGCAATAGTACCAGACTTATTACCAAATTTATACTCTAATGTATGTGTAAAAGAAGATACCGCTTTTGAAATGCTAATTGTTATTGGTGACCCTATAGTCGTGCCAGACACACTAATACTTGAAGCTCTTGGAATCTGTGGCAAGTCAACATAATAATCATACCTTGTGCTACTAATGGCATAAGTATAAATAGCTGCCTCTGCCCACGCGGAGAATGATTGCGTGCCATCCGAATTGTGCGTTAAAGTAAAACTACCAGAACCAAGGACTTCCCCTACATGCATTTCAAATCTGTCCGCACGGCTATACACTGTAACACCTGCAATGCTAACAGTTACAGGGCCTGTCATAACATAACGAGATGAGCTCCCGGTTCCCCCAGCAGACATAACAGTCCAATATATTGTGGATGTATTGTTTGCGACACTTTGCGATGAAGACCATTCGACTCTGATTCTATCTGGGTATAAGCTTCCAGCAGCATTATATACACTTGTTTCGAACGCACCACTTGATGCAGTTGCCATAAAATATCACCTCCGCGTTATTGTATTGCGACAATAGATAAGCTTCCATTGCTTTCTATTTGAAGTTTAAAATTGCCTAAAGAAATAGATGATAGTTTCTCTTCTGTGCCAACTTTTAAACTGCCCTCAATTTCTGCTTGTTTCATGTATGCAGTATCATTCGCAAAATAAGTAATTGGAATACCAAATTTAATTTCTGGATCTGCAAAATTTTCACCAATTGAACTTATCGGCTTATATTGGGCAGACAAAAAATCTGGATTTTTATAATAGTCGTAATAAGTATCATTGTTTTCTTGGTGGATATATAAAATATAATCATAATTATTATATCTATTGCTTTGTGTTGGTTCAGACTCTACTGTTATAATTCTCGCCTTACGACAGAATTCAATTCTTTGTGCAGAAACTCTTGAGAAATATTCTCCAGAACCGTTGTTTTCGCCAACAACTAAACCATTATCGCCATCAAAACTAAAGAAAGAAAGCTTCTCGGCTGCGTCGCCTTTATTCATAGTTACTGTTCCGTCTTTATCAACCATAAAAGCATAGGAACCATCTTCCTGCTCGCCAATACAAATTTGGCCACCAACTATACTACTACCTTCGACCAGTCCAGCACGAACACAGCCTGCTAGAATGCCCCAATATTCTTCTCCATTAATAGTATAATTACCAAATACAGACTTAGTCGTCTGGAAATTGTCGTCTGAATATAGGAATTTATTATTGGTAATCCAGCCCTCATGATTATCTAATACGCCATCTACAACTTTACGAAGGTGAATACCATAATTATCCCACGACACACTTTGTCCAGCAGAATTTGATTTAATTGAAGTCGTTGCGTCAATTAATCCGTTTCTAATCCTCTCATCAATAGCAGTGGCTACGTCATAGCCTTTTTGCCAATAAGAAGAACCACTAGCAACCGCTTTACCAGCGCTAACTGCTTGAGACAACAAATCAGCATGGATATCGCCCTGATCCTTCGCAGATAATAAGTCTCCGAAAGTACATGAGAAATTACTTAAATCAGAAAAATTCAACTGGACTTCGAGCAATCTTGCTTTCTTGATAAAGTCATCTCGCATTTTAACTTTTACAAAATTGCCAAGGCTAAACTGATTCAGAATAGGAGCAAACTCAGGCATCGCATAGATATTTCTCATAGAAGCAGAGAAAGACAATTTTGGCTGAGAAATCTTTTTTAATTCTTTTTGTCCAGCGACTAACAATTCTTTCTGCGTATTAATCTTGTCCAAGTCAGTATCAATTTCTGAAACATAGAAGCAATCATCCGAATATTCGTCCTCTCTTAGAAACAGGGACAATCTATCCAAATTCTCTGGAGTAAAGTTTTTATTAACGCTGATGTCCTCTGATATTAACGTGATTTCATCATTTGCTTTTTGGATCTCCGCTTGAATATCTTCAACCTTTTTTTGTTTATTCTCTAGTTCTTTATTAATGGCATTAAGCTTATTAAGATTATTTATATAAGCTTTGTATTCATCACTATCTGCGTCCTTTTTGTCCCATTCAGCAGCAATTTGTACATCTTGGATTGACAAGTATATATCTTTTTTTTCTTTGAGAGAATTAATACCTTCTGCCCCAACAACTAAGTTTCTTTCATTCCAAACATAAGTATACTTTTGTTCATCTTTTCCCGTCTGCTCGTTCTTCACAATAGACACTTTAATCTCGCATACATAATACTTAGAAGCAACTTCATTTCCATTGTTATCTTGGTTGACTATTTTATAAACTTCACCAAGGTTATCTATACTTGCTTCTGGCAAATAAAGTCCTGCTTGTTCAAAATTCTCTGGAGTAACAATCTTTTCTGTAATTTTATATTCGTCAGGGACAGAATTTTCTTCAGTTAACTGACTGTCTATAAGTTCGTATAGCCTTTTTAATGTTTCAGTATAGCCTTCGACCCACACAACATAATCTCCGGCTTTTGGTTCATAGGAGTCAAGTTTGGGGTAGACATCTGTAATTAATATTTGGCCATCTCCAGCATCAGATTCAACTACCAGCAATGCGTTTTCTACCTCAATAGTTTTTACAATAAGTTTATCTCCATTTTCAAGTGGGGCATACACCGTCAATGTTTTTGTAGTTTTGTTGTACAGATATCCATTTTCGCCTTCTGAAATTGTTTCAGTTAACATCGAATCAGGGGATTTCTTTTCAACGATATGCTTTGAACCAATGTCGCTTTGTAGCACGAAATGATTATCTAAAAATTCAGCGGAAACTGTATCTCCAATTCCTAAACTAGTGGTAATAGTTAATATGCTAGAATTAAATGTGTAATCTTCAGTAATATTGTCATTAATTCTAACAGAAGTTAATGCTTTATTACTATTTGAAACAACAAATGATTTGTTAATAGTTTTAAACAAAACTATATCGTCTTGACTGAGCCTACTATCATTAACAACTAAACTATTTTCATTTTTGTCATAAGTATAATCCTTAACGTCAACAGTTAGCTCTTGTGTCTTCCCGTCATTTGACTGGCGCAAAATACACACTGCCGCAATATTTTCATTTGCAGACAATTGTTTAACATCGAAATGAGTGTCAATAGACGCTACAACCACAGAGCTATTTATCAAAAGATTGTCCAGAGAAATAGTTAATTTTTTAGTACTATAATCGTACTCATATTGTTTAACACCAATTTCTTTGCCATCAACGAGCACAGATACTATTTTGTCTTTTGGCAGAGATAGAGAAAAAGATTTTGGAACAAATTCTATTACAATTTGTTCTCCACTAAACAATAAGTCTAAATTAGAAACTGTGACAACATTATCCGAAAAAGTGTAGTTAACTTTCTGAGAATTAATTTTGACAGATAATATTTGTTTATCGTACTGTTGGCTTTCAAACTTATTATTAACTAAATTTATAACAACTCTATCGCTTGGATTTAATTCATTTATTGTTAAAATGTTTCCATCCAAATTATATCCCTGCTGCTTCTCGCCATTTACCATTACGGACACAATTTCCTTGTCGTCATCATCGGATAAATCAAACTGCGTATCAATTGATTCAACTCTAATAGTATCTCCTACGGACAAGCCATTGATAGTTAGTTGTGCCCCGTCCAGTTCATACTTAGAAGAGTCCGTGCCATTTATCTCCACGGAAACGACTTTGTCTCGAAGTTTTTCTAAAGTAAAACGATTTTGAATATATTCTACTTCAATAATGCTTCCATATTTTATTGCGTCAGTGTCATTAATAGTAATAGTTGACCCAGTAGTGTTCACAGTATATTTAACATCATTTTCATCAACTTTAACAGCAGCTATTGCATATCCGCTTGGAATAGACACCTGAACGCTTGTAAACAATGTGCCATTTGGTGTGCTGATTTTTATTTCGTCTCCAACAGATAACGAGACATTGATTGTTAAATATTTTTCATTGCCATTTGTCACATAAGAATATTCAGATGACATCAACTCACGAGCGCCATTAATAATAATCTTGCTGTCTTTTGTAATCACGCTCTCTATTACGAACTTATTCTCACATGTGATTACTTCAACTGTATTACCAGTTGTTAACAAAGACTTATTAGTGATTTCTAATTTGTGATTTGAATATTCATAGTTGGTGTTATTTACTTCTTTGCCTTCAATTTTTACAATGCTATTCTCATTGAAGTTAAAATCTGAGGGAAGAGTAAATATATATGAGCCATCGAAAGTGAAAGTTGCAACATCTTCTTGTGCAGTTATCGTTTCGACCTGCATATTTGGCTCATTAAAAGTTTCATTTTTGCTATTAACGGCAATCTCTTCAATCTCGCTGTTAATTTTATATTCCTTAATAACTTTATCTATATTATATGAAACGGTATCTCCATTTACATTGAATTGTTCTCGTGCGCTTTGTACGGGGAGCTGTTGTACAACGCCAGCAACAAAATCCTCTTTTGTCGTCTTTACATCAAAATATTCTTCTGTTGATCCGCTAATGTCCTTGCTATAGAACCCGCTCATGTACCTAGACTGCTTGTCCATGTAGTATTTATATTCTTGGTACAAGCTATCTCCCATCCACTCTGGAGTACAATAATAGTCCAAATTCATAATAGAAGGTAGTCCGAAGTTAACATTTCGAATATCTAAATCATCTGCGCCTTTTACAGTAAGAACTGTTTTAATATCATCCGCAGAATAATTTACCTTCATGTCATTAGAAAGATTTTCAAATGAAACAAAAACGTCTGTATTATGTTTGTCATTAGAGACTTCAATAATATCCCCTTGGGCTGGAACATTATTAAAAGACAATTCTTTTGTGTCCTGATTATACTTATATTCAGTTATAACATGCCCATTGATTGTAATTTCTGCGTCTGTAGGAACACCACATTGCAGCTTAAAACTATTCGTTTTTCCATCGCCAATAAACCGTTCTGCTTCATTTTCTGCATAAATATTGACTTTATTATTAATTGTGTCAAATTCTGCGTAGCACTTGAACGTTTCGCACATGTCGTTCATAATAAAGTCATAAATAGATTGACGATCAATTTCAAAACTACGGCCTTGATTTTTTAGCTCATCGTCTACATGTCCAACAGTCCACCCATATGCTTTTTGAAGTACAAGATGAATTAAGCTATGCGCAATATTATCTGGATTGTATAGCACAACTTCATCAATACTACTAACTGCGCCTTCAACGTCACCTGCGTTGATAGTAAAGTTCTCAAGATATCTTTGAGACAAAGAATACTCTAGCGAATAAGCATTAATATGTTTATACTCTTGAATACCATTACCATCAATCTCTGGGTCTTGCAATTGAAAATAACCAAAGCCTTCTAGATACACAAGCCTAAGTCCTTCAACATAATCATAGTACGGCGTTGGCTTTGTCTCTCCAGTAATAATATCGCAATAAATAGAAGGAACATCAAATGAAATTTCACTATATGAGTTAAATTTGAAAGTACCTTCTAGATTAGTCACATTTAATTTACAAATCTTTTCTTTGTTTGTCTGGCACAAAACTACATTCGGGGCACGATAGGTGTCAGACAATAAATCTTTTGGTAGTTGCATTTCTTTCACCTGCCTTTGTTATGAAATACTTACTTGTCGTATAGGTTTATTAATAATTAACTCTCCGTTTACGACCTCTGCATCAAATTCATTAAATGGGCATACGCTTCCATCGTCTTCAAGCGTAAGCACACCATTCGAAACGTCCGTACCAATTTCTAACTTCACGTCCTTGAGTTCTCCTCTTACAATCATTTTGTGTCCCTCAACTTTGATATTAGTCCAAATTGGAGGGTTCTTTGTTGTATCGCCTTTAATTTTTAATACCTTGCCTTCTACCCAAACGGTTAATCCATCTTTTAGGTCATAATCATTTAATAGCCCATCTGCTACCTTCATTGGGTATCTGAACTCAATTTTTAATGTTCCAGAGCCATTCGCGGAAAAATAATTAGTTCCGGGGAGTAACGTTGGGAAGATAAAATTGAAATCATTATCAAAGATTCTCTTGTCGTTCGTAGAATATACAACGAAGTTGCTATCTATTGTAACTGTTTCGTCCTGTTGTAATTTTTCAAATTTCGTTTCGTTATTTAATGATTTATTTTTAATAAGCAGACTCCCATTGTTTGAACTATTCTGAAATGTTACCTTCGGATAAATATAAGAATAAATGTCATCACTTTGGTTGTCTATTGCAAATTCAGTTTCTCCTGCAATTTTGATTTCTACAGGATATACTTTTGAATACGCCCACGGACTTACTGCAGTAAACGTAGCTACGACTCCAATAACTCTCGCGTCCATTTTCTGAAGCTGTACATTCGTGAATCTACCAAGATATGAACACACAACGTCTCCATCTTTGTCGCAGACATCCATCCATGCGTTACTTCTAGAACCAGTAAGCCAGCGCAATGTATTTCTAACTTTGTATGGGCCAATATCAGACCCATCTACTTCTACAAATGTTACAGACGGAGTTGCGACAGAATTATATTTTGCGCCATAGTCTGTGCGCATTGTGCCATCATAGCTATCAGTAAAAACTGGCTCCATATCTAAGTATGAATCTACTGTGCCGTTATCTGGATTGAATGTGCTTACAACAAGTTCTAAATCATAATTTGTTTGATTGCGGAAACGAATTTTAGGATGATATATCGCCAAGATATCACACCTCCTACTAACTACTTGAAATTATATAAATAGGAGAGAGTTGTTACGCCCTCTCCTATAATTTTGTGTTATCTAACACGATTATAAAGCTTTTTATTGATATTTTTCATATAATTGTCCATCTGATCTTGCACCGCCTTGGTAATGTTCGGGATAGAACTATTATCTGCTCTGTCAATATGGACAACCTCTCCAACTTGGAGGTTCAACTCAAGATTGTTGTTAATAACATGAGGCGCACTAACAACAGGTCTAGATTGCTCTAGAACACTAGATGGATCTAGTTTGCCCCATTCCATAAGTCTTTCTGTTAGGTCTGCAGGAATAATTCCTGTTCCTTTCTTAATATAAGAAAGCCTACCTGCACCGTCTGGAACAAGCTGCAACTCTTCACCAAGCTCGTCAAGGAATGCGAACTGGTCTTTATCAATTGATTTAGCTCCACTACTGTAACCCTCTATGTCGCTCAGACGCACCCAGCCAGTATAGCCACCATTTCTACCAATGAGAACTTCCGAATCTGTTGCCTGATAAACTGTAAATGTAGAGCCCGGAACCCAAGACTGCATGCGTGTTCCATTACCACCATTTCTGGAGAAATTAGTTGCTGATTTCTTAACAGTTACAGACGAACCCTTAGTCGGGGCTGCTGGAGTGGATGGTTCAGTAGCTGGGGACTGCTGTGGAGTCGAAGGAGTTGGCGGAGTGTACTTCGCACCCTCAGTCGAATTCTTCTTGTTATTTGTGGCCTTAATTATGCTATCTGCGGTCTTATCAGCCTCAACTTGTAAATCTACAAGCTCTTGTTTTAATGCGCGTAATTGCTCAGTAAATGCGCTCGCAGAAGTGTCTAATTGCTCCTGATAAGTGCCAATGGCATCTACGCCTTCTAGCCAAGGTTTAGTTACAGAATCAGAAAGAGTGATTCCATACTTATCTGCGATTTCAGATAGATTTTGTGCTAACGAATCTGTATTAGCAGCGATAACAGCATAGCTATCTTGAATGACTTGGTTCTCATTCTTCAGCGATTCATCAAGTGCATCCATTTCGTCCTGCTTGTTGTCTTGATAATTCTCAAGAGACTTGTCTAGCGCCTCTTGCTGCTTTTCAACACTATGGTCATAATACAGGTCGTTTAACTCGTCTTGCGCTTGCTTCAGTTCGGCCTGAAGCTTTTTCTTCTGCGCAATCGCGGACGCTGAATTGTCTCCAGAAATTACTGCAAGCCTCTTCTGAATGTCTGCAATATTCTTCTGCTGCTCTGCGACCTGCTTGGAAAAATCATTTGCTTCTTTTTGGAGGCTAAGTTCCTCTTTCTTTTTGTCTATTAATTCTGAAAAACTGTCTATTTCTTTTTGCAGTCCGTCCTTGACGGCTTGAACACGAGTTTTATTCAAATCAATAATAGACTTCTTCGCGGCCTCTTGCGCCTCAATTGCATCCCATTGATTCTCTTTAAGCTCGGCAAGTTTCTCGTTATACTCGTCCGTACTATACAGTCCAGCGGCATAATCCTTCTCAAGACGTGCAATCGCTTCGCCGTATTGTTCAACCTTAAAGTTTGCGGCTTCTAACTGCTGTGCAAGTAGACCAAGAGCAGTAACGCCATCTTTCGTCCAATTGCCGAATTCGTCTACTACTTTCTCCTCATCAGAAACCAAGTTATACAAATGAGAAAGCTCAGAATCAACATTATCAATCTTATCAATTAACTTATCAAGATTATCCCAGTAAAGGTCGTTAATACTATTCTGGAAGCCTTCGATGTCTTTCTTGCATGAAAGGATTGAATCATCAACATCATAAATGGCGTTAACCATTTCATACCAATCGTCAGTTCCAACTCTAACGTCTCCAGAAGCAACAGCCTGATCTAGGACACTTTGTAGCGAAGCACGTTTGTTATTTAGGTCTTCAATCTGCTTCTGAGAGTCTTTCATTAATTCCTTATAGAAATTCTCAGAAAGTCTTTCGCCTGCTTCGTCGAGAAGATCCATCTCGGCCTGAATGAGGTTTGAGTGCTGTTCGACTAAACCAACAATATTCTCAAAGTCATCCGCAATATCCTTTAGCTGTTCAAGACGTTTAGCAGAGATTTCAGCGATAGATTCTAGATAGCTATTCTCTGCATCTTCTGCTTTTGTAGACCATGTACGATATTCTTCAATGGCATCAGCAATTTCGCCTTCGCTTTCCCCGATAAAGTCTTTAATTGCGATAGCGCCGTTCTTTGCCATTTCTTGATACTCGGCGGGAACTTTAGACAGTAGCTCCGTTGCCTTCTGGTTGTAAAGCTCTGCTGCAGCAAAATATGTAGATGCTTTCTGTTTTTCTGCTCCGACTAAGTCATCATATAAGCTGTTCTTATCTCCAATTTGAGAAGTATCGTCAAGGAAATTCTCAATTCTATTGGTCATATGAGTAATTGCCTTCTCGATTTCTTCAAGCTTATATTCAATAAAGTCAATGGTTTGCTCTGCATCATCGGCTGCGTCAGATACATCACTTGCCGCATCAGATAGGTCACTAGCAGCATCACTTAAGTCCCAACCCATTTGAGACCAGTCTTTGTCACTGCCATCTCCCCACGCAGCATTCGCTCCAGTGCCAGTTTTCTTTGTATAAGTACCATAATTCCAGTGAGCATTGCCTTTAGCAAACGACAAACCGCCAGTGTATGTCCCACGAGACGTGTACCCATTCTTTAATAACTCTTCTGTCTGCTTGTGGTTATAGATTATTGCACCCTTCGGCAAATCAAGCATTTCCGTGCCATGTTCTCCAACAGTATAATAAACGCCCTTGTTTGCGTCTACTACTAGTTCACGACCAAGCTCGCCTACAATGGCATTGTGCTCATTTGCTTTTAATCCGGGCTTCTTGCCTGAATGCGCATTGCCTTTTGCCAAAGCATTTCCAAGCGCACTAGACGCGCCGTCAGGATTATAGCCACTTCCGCTTTTTGCATCTTCACGACCTTGTGTAAATTTGCTCTTTAGGTAGTTCCAAAAATTGCTCGCTTGTGTAATAATCCAAGAAGCAGCCGATTCCCAAAGACCATTAATGGCACTAGGAACAGTTTCTGTGAAGAATGTAGAAATGCCAGTTTTAATATTTTCTAAAGTAGTAGGTACTGTTTCTGTAAGAAATGTCCCGACTCCTTCCCAAAATTCATTCCATTTTGTCGGAAGCGTTGCTGTAAAGAATTCTAAAATCTTTTCTCCCGCTGTTACCAATGCTGGGCCAATCACTTCATCAACATAAGTGCCGACACTCTCCCAGAAAGAATGCCATTTTTCAGGAACTGTCTCGGTAAAGAATCCATACACGCTATCCCACGCCGCGCTTAAGGCTGGCGCGATTGTGCCATCAATATATTCACCAACGCTAGTCCAAAATTCACTCCATTTTGTAGGAATTGTTGTCGTGAAGAACTCAACAACTTTATCTTTCAAAGCAATAGCGTCTTCTTTTAAATTGTTTAATTCTTCGCCAACGCCATCCCAAAATTCATCCCATTTTTCTGGAATAGTTTCTGTAAAGAATGTAACTACCGCGTCTTTAAGATCGCTTGCCCATTGTTTTACTTTGTCGAAATCTTCACTAACATTATCCCAAAACTCTCCCCATTTCTCAGGGACAGTCTCTGTAAAGAATTCTTCAACTTTCGCAGATATATATCCAACTGCGTAAGGGATGTCGCCAAGGAATTCCCCAACACTTCCCCAAAACTCGTTCCATTTTTCCGGAATCGTTTCGGTAAAGAATGTATTAACGCCTTCTTCTACATTAGCAGCCCAATCTTTTACTCCGTCAAGACATTCGCCAACACCGTTCCAGAACTCATCCCATTTTTGAGGCAATGTGTCTGTGAAAAATGTATTTATGTCTTCCCATAGTCCTTGCGCCCATTCTTCTGCACCAGATAATTTGTCTCCAATACCGCTCCACAAATTGTCCCATACAGTTGGCAATGTTTCTGTAAAGAAAGTAGATATGCCACTCCAAATATTGTTGGCGAATTGCTGTACCTCAGCAACCACCTCGTCCACTAATGCGTTCCAACCTGCAATTACTTGATCCGGGCTTTGTGCTTCAAATCCCGTAACGTTGGAAGTAGAAGTTGTGCTTGCACTTTTTTCAGTACTCGTCGAAGTTGTACCAGAGCTTGTTTTTGTTGTATCAGTTGTTTTCGTATCTTGCTTCTTGTTTTTGTCTGGAGATTGAATGGCATCCAAAATGTTGTCAAGAACTTCTTTGACCTGAGTTATTCCATCAGTTATTGGGTCAACTTCTTGATTAGTTAATACCTCAAGTTGTTGTTCGTCATTTTTTAAATCAACATATTCTTGAATCTTCTGTTGCTGATCTTCGTCTAATTCAAGCGTTGCCGGAATTTTCCAAACTCCATCCTTATCTTGCTCTAGCTTTGGAACTACTTCAGTGACTAGAGTGGCATTTTCTTCTTTCCACTGATCAATTTTAGATTGGACATCAGTTAATACAACCTGAAAATCCATTACGGTTGGCTGTTCTAGGCCATATTTAATTTTTAAAGCTTCTGCTAACTGCTCTTTTGCTTTTTCGAGCTCATCCGTCTTTATTTGAATCTCTTCATCCGAAGCTCCAGCATCTTTTAACTCTTGTAATTCTCTTGTAAGTGTTGATACATTTTCTTTTGCAGTATCAACGGTATTGTTTGCATCGATCCAAGCTTTTGTATTGTCAACAATTGCCTGCTGTGCATTATTCAACGAATCTGTAGCGCCATCAATTTCTTGCTGAATCGCATTATATTCTTCTGCATTTTCGCCAAGTGGATCTTTACCAGCCCTGAAAAACTCTTCTTGCTTCGCAAGTGCCTTGTCCAAAGAGTCGGTAGTATCTCTAAGTTTTTTGTCAAGTTCTGTCATAGTTAGGTCAGAAACGATATCTCCCCAACTTGCATCATATTTTGACAGCTCTGTCAACATTGCAATAGTTGCGGCCTTTGTTAATCCCATTGCATTTGCAAGGTCGTCAACGCTCTTTATACTACTATCAAGAGTAAATGTGCCGTCCGCATTTTCAATAAAAGCACTAGCTTCTTTCGCGTCGGCAATAAATGCTTCTATGTTCTTTAAGCCTATTGAAAAATTTCCATCATCATCAATAGTGAAATAGTCTGCAAACTTTGAGTTTTCAAAATAATCATCAATGGCGTCAAGACGTTCTTCAAAAGTTTTACAGTTTGCAATAACGCTCGGAGGAACTAATGCCTCACATGCCGCCTTAAATGCTTCCGTCCCAACTTTGCCACTCAACAATCCATCGCTAATGGTCTCAAGCATTTCGACCATTGAGTCGCCATACGCCACTTCCGAATCTCTGTTTTTAGCATCCTCGAATTCATCATACGCATTGGTAACATCTGATAATTTCAACTCTAAAATTGAATATTCTTTAACTGCATTCTTGAGTGCTTGTATCTGACTACGCAACGCGCTAATATTATCATAAGTTGCTTTTGTAACATATCCATACGCTTTGTAATCCGCATACATTGCCTTAACAGCCTGTTGTAGTTGTTTTACAACTTTTGTATACTGCGACTGACTTTGTGCTTTCGCCGCACTTACTGTTGCCTTTTGTTCTTTTTTCTTCTGTGCAATTAATGCTCTTAATAGACGTGTATTCTTAACGACCTTGCCATTCGTAGTATCAATTGCGTCACCGAAGCTCTCTTCGCCAACAGTTACATCTCCAAGATACTCTTGGAGTGCAGTATAATAATCGTCAGAAATCGCTTGCCCGTCAAATGTTATGTCATTAACTGTCTGTAACACTGACGCATACGAATCATAAGCAGAAGTAAGGCTTGCTATGTCGCTAACAGCCACAGAAGTGGCTTCACTAGTCTGTTGCATAGCACCGCTACTGTTCAAGAAATATCTTGCAACATCTTCTGCACTAATTCCAAGAGAGTCTAATTGTACTTTAAGCTGTGGATTTTCAGCAATTAAGCTCTCAACCTCTCCAGTGACTCCTTCAATAGCAGATTCGTAATCTCCGAATTTATCAACGTCAACATTGATCTCTCCAGATTCAATTTTCGCGTTAAATGCTTCTTGGAATGCTTGTCCTGCCTCAGAACCACGCTCGCCGAATAAGCGGTCAAGAGCAGACTCTTTTGCTCCAGCAGAACCAAACATGATTTCTGCTCGATCATTGTAATTTTGCATCGAGCTAAGAAGACCATTTACTGCCTTTTGTGCCTCTGTTAAATTGTCACCATCAAACCATTCCAAGTCGCTGACGCCATATTCTTCTTCTTTGCCTTTCATAAACTCGTCCCAATTGGACTGTGCGTCGGCATAATCTTCTTGCGCAGACTCTAAATTCTTTTCTAGCTTTTGGAACTTTTTGCTATTGGTGTCCATACCAGAGTCTAAGGCATCCTGTACTTCTGCTTCCGCTTTGTCTAGTTTATCTTTGGCGTTCTTTACTTTACCTAATTCGTCTTCGAAATTGTTTGTGTCTTTAAGATTATTCTCACCAGTTGCTCGCGTCTTGAAATCTTGATCGGTATCCAATGCGCCCTTTACAGCTTCTGCTTGCTTGTTTTTAGCACGTTCTTCTCTTGCTTCTTCTAAGCGAATTTGACGTTCAAGTTCGGCATTTTGCTCTTTTAATTTGTCAAGCTCTTCTTGCTCCGTAAGAGTTAATGGGCCTTTAGATTCGAGTTCTTCTATACGGCTCTTCGTAGTTTCTAGTTCGGAATTTAAGGAATCGAGATTCGAGCGGATATTTTTTAAATTCTCAGTTTCTTCTTCTAATTTTTTAATGAAATTTTTATGAGTGGGGCCCCATGCCACATAAGCAGTAATAAGAGCACCTACAGCTACTGTAACTGCTGCAATTATAAGCCCAACAGGGCCTAATGCTACATAAATTTTTGCTATTGCACTTAGAACTGCTGTTTCTAGGCTCTTAACTGCCATTTTTAACACGCCAGTCGCTCCGGCAGCAGCATATTCTGTCGCAACTGCTTCGATTATCCTTGCAATAAATTTGGCAAATGCAGTGTCTGCAAGACCTAAAGTCTTAATTAAATTATTAATTGAATCGCCAATATTAGAGATGGAGAATCCCCTAATGGCCGTGACAATTTTCCCAATACGTTCTGCCAACGACATGCCTTCCGTGGCTTTTAAAAATGCTTTTAATGGGGCAACTACGCCCAACAATATAAGTATAGTACTTTTTAGTACACCAACTTTGTCTATGATATTTACTAATCCAGTGCCAACATCCACAAGGAATTTAACAGCATCAGACCTTATAAAATCCATCCACATTGTTTGGACTGCATTTGTAAACTGATCAATCTTTCCTTGAATACTATCCAAGTATTTTTCATTTTCAGCCATTGCACTGCCAGCAGAATCTGCAGATGTTTGCATCGCATCTTCTACTAAGTCAAAATTCTTAATAACGGCGGCTAAAACATTTGCTTGTCTTTTTCCGCCTAGCAATTCTAGTGCGGCTGCTTGATTTACGTCCGTCATGTCGTCCCATACTTGAGACATTTCACGTAAAATTTCTGTAGTGTTCTTGAATGTATTCTCATCGAGCATAATGTCAACTTTCCCGCCTGTTAAAGCTAACAATTTTTTCTGCAGCTCTGAGACGCTATTGGCCATGCCATCAACGTCCTCACCTGCATCTTCTAATTCTACCTTGGCTCCGCGAATACGAAGCGATAAGGTTTTCATTGCTGTCGATCTATTACTTTCCCACGAAAACCAAATGGTACTGACCGATTATGTAATCGGCGGCAAGGTCTTTCGGCCTTGCTCTACGATTTTATTTTTAGATTATTGTCGTAGTCTAGACTGGATCTTCACCCTCATTCCCGTCATTATACGGAGTAGGGGAACAGCGGAACCTGTTATGTTACCATAAAAGGTCTTACAGTCGTTACGGATACTTTGCACACTGCAAAGTCTTTCCTCGGTCTTGACCATCTCTGGCTTTTAACCGATATAGCTGTTTTCTTTCAATATATTACTATATTGTTAGGCTATTATGTTAACCTACAGATTCTGGATTTTGCACAACGCTATTGGCGGCTGTAATTAACCCAATAGACTCATCAAGTGTATTGCCAGCCTCTGCCATAGCACTAGCAGAACGCAATAGCGCTTGTCCAATACCTGATGAACTGATTGCAAAGTGGTTTCCCACCTCGTTGAATTTATCTACGATTCCCATAGCATTAGACGCTTCAATACCAAATCCGTGCATTGTAGAAATGATACTGTCAGAAGCCTCACCAATATCGGCTAGGTCATCACCAACGTTATAATAAACGGAAGCGGCCTTTGCCAAGTCAGATGCTTGCTCAATGTTATATCCTCACTTTGTTACTATTTCCACTAAAGGAAATGGGTAGGTCATTTCTGCCTACCTCTGCAATTTCATTATTAGATTATAGTTGCAGGTCAGATCATCTCTTCATCTTAATAAGATGTCCACCATACGCATAACCGTTACCGATTACGCTGTGATCGTTACAGGACTTAAAACATTTAATATAATATTCTCAACTTCATTTGGCCTAGATGTATATGGGATATATAAAATGCCAATATTCTTGCTATGGCAATATTCTTTTTTAATTTTGTCTCTGTATACTCTATTCTCATAAGCCTCTTCGCCACCAAAAAAATCAATTGGCTCAAAATGCTGTTTTCCTTGATATTCTATTACCATATGATAATCTGGCAAATAAAAATCAAATGGAAGTGGCAAAATATTTCTGCAGTCATCCCATGTAAATTCTCGCTCAAATTTGATATTATATTTTTTTAGAATGGTTTCTACTAAAATTTCCCCCGAGCTAGATGACTGACACCCACAGCTAATAGTGCATCCCCCAACTAAATCTGAAACAGACGCCAATACTTCATTTCCACAATCACATTCACATCTCCATAGTCGTTTATAATTACCCGGACTACCTTTCCGTTTTACATATTCTTTTGCCACCAACATGCCAAATCTTTGATTTGTTAAATTATAAGCTATAGAATCATAATATTGCTTAACTAAACATCCACAACTAGAAACTCTTCCTCTAATAAGATCTCCGGAAGAACATTTTATATTTCCTCCACACTCACATTCGCAATACCACATAATACAACCATTAGATGCTCTTTTGTCCAATTTGTATTTAACAATAAGTTTGCCAAATTGTTTCCCAGCCAAATCTTTTTCTTTTCCTTTATTTAATGAACCACTCGCCGTTTTTGTGCTACCGTTTCTTAATGCATCTAATCGAACTACTACTACAACACCATTTTCATTTATACATTCGCAATATGTGTGTTTTCCTCCATTATATCCATACAACATTTTTGTTACCACTAGTTCTCCATATTGTTCTCCAACAATATTTATTCGTCTTGGCATTTTATCACCTCCTATTCATATAATTTATATTAAATGTTTTACATTACCCACGGGATTGTCCATCTCTGGAGTTTCCCCGTTTTAAGATGGATGTTTACCTATATGTCGCCATACAGGGGGCCTATTAATTAAGCCTTGCGAAATCTGCTGTAGCATTAGTAAAATCTTTAACAGTAGAACCAATCTGCCCAGCAGTTTTAGATGCATCTTGCAAGAATCTCTTATAAGTTTCATCAGTTTCATCGGTAACTTTCTTTAATTCTGTTAACGCTGCGTCAATTTCTCTTACATATGTAATACCTTGCTTAATTTGAGCAACAGTTTTATACACCATATTTGCGCCAGTAAAGTATGTAAGAATTTCACCAGACTTTTCCTTAACATTGCTAAAGAAAGAGCCAAGCGTACTACTTGCTTTGCCCATATTCTTAGCGGAAGCATTAATAGCATTTCCCGCTTGATTAAACGATGCAGTTAGTTTTTCTACTTCGCCATTGCCATTCTTTATTGTAAAAGTAACCTTGGAATAGTTGTCAGCGAACTGAATAGATTTTTTATCTAACCCATCAAAAGAATTAGCAAATGCTTCTAATTCACTTCTTCTGCTTGCTTCGTCGCCAATATCAAAGCCATCAGAGACCGCACGAGTGATATTACCAACTTTGTTTTTCATCTCTTCGGACTTCTTAATGATATTTTCAATTGCTTTGCCATATTTATTAAATGACTCAACTGCACTATCAAACTCTGCGGCCTTTTGCTTACCCAAATCCGAAGTGATGTCTATGTTTGCAAGCTCTTTTTGCAGTGTAATTATTCTTTGATATGCTTGCTCGTATTGCTGTAATTGAGTAGTAAGCCCGGAGGCATTGGCATAGCCTTTGCTATTAACGCTATTAATTAACCCAGTATGCTTTGTTTCGACTTGTCCGACAACATCTGCCCCATATGAGGTATTGCTTTGCTTCGCTGAGTCCTTCTTTACCTTTGCGTACTGTTCAAAATCGCTCATGAGCTGCTTTGTCGCAGCACTCAACCTTTGCATGTCATCTTCTGACACTTTACCAAAGGCTTCTTCGGACTTTGTTAGATCTTGTATCTCCTTTGATAGAGTTTCATATCTACTCTTTAACTGTCCAAGATCACTATCTTTATCTACGAAGACTTCCGTATCAATTTTCCTAAAAGCAGAAGATAGCTTTTGGTTTGCATCTATTAATGCCTTATAATTATCTAATTCTTTATAACCATCATTAGAGCTTTCTGAACTACTAGCTTGAGAAGTTTTCCTTTTCCTTGTACCCTTACTGGCAGCAGCCTCGTTACCAAGAGATTCAGCAGTTTTATCCGCGCTATCTTTTACATTTTGGTTCGCATTAGCAAAATCATTTTTAGCTTGAGTGGCGGATGCAAAAGCTTCACTAGCCTCTATAGCCTTTTCTATTTCTTTTTCTATAGCAACCGCAGAAGCTTCCGCACTTTCCTTAACTCTTGCATTAGCTTCAACAAATTGATTTTTTTGTTCCGTTGCAGCCGCAAATGATTCCTGTACACCACTAGCACTAGTTACTTCTGGTGCGGTTGCTGCAGGCTCTCCTGTGCTTTGACCACTAGCAACCTCCCCAGTTGCTGCCTTCGAAATCTTCGACACATCGCTCTGATTTTGTTTTTCTTTTTCTTTTGTAATTTGCTGTTGTATTGCCAATTGCTGTTTTGCTTCTTCATTTTGCTGCTTCTCTACTGTTAGCTCTTGCTCTGCAGCCTCTGTTCCTTTTTGCTTCGTTTCTGTCGTACTACCTAATTGTGCTTTTGCTTCAGCAAGCTTGGTTTTTAATTCATCAATTACAGAAGACAAATTTTCAATTTTTGCTCTATATTCATCTACGACATCATTTGAAGTCATATTATCGACTTCGCTCATCGGGACAGAATTATCTAGAGCATTTTGGATGTCGTAATAACCATTCTTCCACGAATCTAAAGCACCTTCCATACGAAGGATTTCTTCTTCCAATTCTTGTACTTGTTTTTGTGCCGCGTCAAGCTCGGAAGCGTCAACAGGATTTGTCGGAATAGCATTTAGTTTTTCTTTAAGAGCGGCAATTTCTTGCATAAGCTCTTTTTCTTTTTCAAGCTGCGCGGTTTGATTGTCTGTTTGATTAGACTGAGTTGAAGGTTGCCCAGACTGAATCTGATTAAGCTTTTCTTGCGCGGTAGTCTCTTCGTTGATAGCCTCAGTAGTTTTTTGATGAGACTCTGCTGCTTGCGCCTCGATTTCCTTAATTCTAGCTACGCTTTGATTCCAAGCATTAGTAGAATCAATTTCTCCACTCTCGAACGAGCTAAAAATATCTTTAAACTTGTCCCAATCGGCGGTGTGCGATGGATTCAATGTTGCCAATAAACTTTTTAATTTTTCAATTGGTGCAACAGAATTTTCTCCATTCTTTTGTATTTCGGCCAAATAAGATGACAGCTCTGGTAGCTGTTCCATTGTATATGTCTTAACAGTCGAAGCCAACCCATTGTCTGTAAACGCCTTATCTAATGCTTGATTAACTTTTTCGTTAAACGCAGCAATTAATTGTTCATACGAAATACCAGCTTGTGCCGCTTTTTCTTCTGCTCCTTTTATTAATCCAACTTCCCCGTCATTATATTCCATGAGAGGAAATTCTTTTGTAGCTGCTTTTAAATTTTGAGAGTAAGATTCTCCAATTTTGATGGCCATTTCTTTAGAAATGCCAGTAAAATCAATTGTTTTAACAACGCCATCTGCAATGATACCATTGATTTTTGTACCTTGGTCATAAAACAACTTGGTAAATGAATTAATATCCGACGGCGTAAATGCACTCATTCCATCTGGGTGATTATGCAAAGACATCACGATATTTTCTTTTAGATTGTTGACAAGTTGTGATACTATTGCATCTGTATCTACCTGAAAATCCTTCCCAGAAAAAGAACTTACCACTTTGTCCGCGCCAAAAAGCGTCATAGACTCTTTTGCGTCGCCGCTACCTTTTGAATAACCAACCTCTTGCCCAGACGCAACATTTAATAATTCTTGTAGCTCGCTAGTTACACCGCTAACTTCTTTTGCGCTTTTTTGTGCAGCCGTAGGGATTTCAACATTAAGCAATTCACAGATTTTAGAAAGTGCCTCGTCTCCGGTAATATCTCCAAAGTCTAAATCTGAAAAGATCTGTTCAATTGCCGTCCCTGCCTCTTTAGACGCTTGAGAAACTTCTTTAATTTCATCGACAAGTGCCATTAACTTCTCTTCGTTTTGGGCCCCTTCGTCTGTCCCTGACAATAACGAGACATATTCTTTAACTTTTTTATTTAATTCATCATATAAAGAAATTTTTTTTTCTTCCGAAGTGACGTTTTCTTTTTCTACAAAGTCATTTGAATTGCCAATGTTTTTAATGTTATCTATTTCCGAATTAATATCTGCAATCTTTTGCTTATACTCGCTCTTCATCTTTTCAAGCGTAGCATTTTGTTTTGTCCTAAACTCTTCTAGAAATTCTTCTGCCCGATCATACTCTTTAGATTTTGCGGCATATGCTGTAGCATCATCGCTACCATGTTCGAACACATAGTCCATTGTGCTCTTCAACTGACTTGCCGCCATCATCTTTTTTGCAAGGGCTTCTTCTTGTCCTGATTTTCCAGTTCGCTCTAACTCTGCAAGCTCTTGCTCTGCTTTTTTAAAATCTTCGACGAGTCCAGCCAGAATAGTGGTGTCATTTTTCTTTGTTGTTTTTACTCTTTTGTCTTTGCCATTAAAAATGTCTAATGCTTCTTGATATCTTGCCTTTTGTTTTTCAAGCTCATCAATTTGATGCTGCGCTTCTTCAGAAATTTTATTGCCTGTATCTTTTATATCGCTAGACACTTCATCGCCAGCAGACTTAATATTATCTCCAATTTTGGACAAATCAATATCTCCAAATGCAACATTTAATTTTCCATTAAGTTCACTAGCATATTGAATTAACTCATCAAATTGTTTCTGAATATCTTTTGTACCAAAAAGTTCTAAATCAATTTGTTTGTCAATACCAACATTTCTGAGAATAGTATTTAATTGCTCTGCGTAGCTGCGTAATTCTTTTGTTGCGCCTTTGTCTTTTAAATTAACGCTATTAAGCCCCGTAAACACATTTTTGGACAGTTCTGAAATCTGAGACATCTTTTTAACCATCTCGTCAAAAGATTTCATCCAACCATTATTTAATTTATCTCCAAGACCTGCCTTTACAGAATCTAGTTCTTTCCTAAGTGTCTTAACAGCATCGTCCATAGCGACAAACTGCTTAATAAAATTATTAAGATTTCCACGCTTGCCAATATTTGCTAAAACTCCATCCACCTGTTCAGCTTGAGTCTTACATGCAACAAGGCTACTCATAAGGTCATCAATATTATATTTAATTTTTGAAGTATAACTCGCTTCTGCCAAAAGAATCACCTCCTACTTTATAAATATACTTTTAGCAATTGAGCTATTGTTTTTTGAAAATTATCTTCAAAATATCGACTGCCGTAATTGTTAATAAAATCTTTCAAAAATTCATCGGGAATTTCTTTGCCAACAGTTTCACCATACATATATTCCCCATTTTTAAAATATGTCCATGGGTGTTCGCCTTGTAAGAAGTTCTCAAATACATAATCGCCTTCAACTTGGCCACCACTTTCCCAAGAACCACCGCCTTGGTGTTTGCTTGAGTTACTGTGGTATGCACCTTCTAACGGAGCAGAATTCATATCAATATTCGTTGTTATAGTAAACGTTCTTCCTCTTTTCTTTAAATCAGAATTTACTTTATAAATATCATACAAATTATGTTGTCTCCCATACTTTGTATAAGCTCCATTTTTGTATTCATAATATTTGTCTACTGCTGTTTTTGCTGCGTCATTAAAATCTTTTTCTGCTTGCATTCTACATATGTTTCCTGCAATTTCACTAACAGTTTCGACATTATCTATTAGTTTTTGTATAGCATCGCCTAATGTTTTTTCTGCGGCCATATGCCATCAACTCCTATAAAATAATTATTTTAATTTATCAAGTGTGCTTAAAAGCTCATCAATATCTGCACCTTCTGGAAGGATGCTATTGATATCGAAACCATCAACCTTCTTAGCAAGAGCATCTGCTAAAGTTGTCAGGCTTGAACTAATTCCATTAGCCATCTGCGCAAACGAAGCCTCAATTGAATTCTGACGCATTAATTTTTTCTCTTCATAATGCAGCACTTCCTCAACATGGTTGTAATCCTTCCTGCACAGTTGCTCAACTGTGTCTAAAATATCATTGCTGCATAGCATGTCATACTCCTTTAGCAGCGCTTCGAAATCTTCGTCAATCTCTACGCCTGTGTAGGCATTGAACGCAAACATAGAAAAATAAATATTTTTTTCAAAATCGTCCACATAGAAATAGCCATTATTGTCCTCAGAACATTTTTCTAAAGTACGTAATGCAATATCATGTTTAGTCTGAATTGGAATATACCAAACCTTAATCATATCTGCTGCATTGTTGAACTGTCCTTCTTTAACCTTCTTAACAAATGTACTAACCTTCATAATTGTTCCTCCATTTTTATTCAAAAATTTTATATATCAAATAACGTTTTGTTATTAATTTTCATATTTAATCTTCGCCCCAAACTTCTTCGTTGGCGAAATTATAAATTTTATGCGCCGCAACTCCTATGCAAATTGCTTCACATTCATCTTCTGATAAATCAAGACCAAAATTTTCTTTTACATAATCAATACTCTGTTGCTTAAGCTCTTGGCGTTTTACTTTCGCCCCCTGAGAATATCCTAATGCTTTGCGCCATTGGCTTGGCAACAAAATATGCACATTGACATTATGAGCTTCCGCATAACCAATTATCATACCAGCCAATCTTGCCAAAATTATCATAGTTGCTGGGTTCGATTGTTGTTGCACATTTTCTAGAACAAGTTTCTCTGGTTTAGATTTTTTAATAACCTTCCAAAGTTCTTTCGCCATTTCAAAAGATCTTTTATCTGTTTCTAATTTGCTCTTGTTCATATCAACAACGCCAGATTCTATATATTGACCGTTTTCAAATATGGCATAACCAGAACGACGTGTGCTTTGATCAAAACTTATGACACGCATAACAATTCCTCCTTTCCGAGAGATTCATATTTACACTAATTTTAAATATAAAAAGAAGAAACCATGTGGCTTCTCCTTTAAACTACGATATACAATTTTTTGTTATTAACTGTATAGAGCATCTACTCTGTTTTGTACTATTTGATAGTCATATCCCGCTGCTTCAAGGCGTGCTTGACGTTCTAAACCATTTCCCCATTCGCCTCGATATACCTCCAATACAATTTCATCTAATGTTTTACCTGAAGCAACAACTGATTCCGTATTTGGAACAAGAATCTTTTGTCCTATATAAATAACATTAGGATCAGAAATTCCATTGTAGGAAGCAAGTTGTTGATATGTAATGCCATATTTTGTGGCAATGTCAGAAAGAGTGTCACCAGATTTTACAGTATAAACTGTTTCTGTTTGACTTTGCGAAAAAGTCAATCCATTTTTACCAGCTTCTCTAATCAATGCAGGATAATCAAAATAAGAAATGTTCATATCAACGCATCCAGAAATACCATTGACAATTCCAGAACTAGAATACTGCCAAATTCCATAGTCCTTGTTATACTGACATTCAGAATTATATTGAGCAATCCATCTTGCCTTAGTGTCATACCAAGAATCAGTCAGATATGCCTCATTCCAATATAAATTGGCATAAATACCAACCCAATAACCAGCGTCTTCTAAAATGCCAACAAATTTTTTAGACATTTGAAGAATTAAATCTTGACTACATTTCCCAGTAGTATTAACGTCTTCTAAATCATAATAAACGGGATATTCAAGTTTACGACCTTTTATCAATCTAAGTACATGTGTTGCTTCCGAAGCAGCTTTTTCTACTGTATCTGCATAACTGTACAGATACACACCATAAGGTATACCAACTCTTTCGCATTCTAAAGCATTCCTTTTAAACCAAATATCATCTTGTTCTTCTAAGTTCATTCCATAGCCACAGCGAAGAATTGCAAAATCAATTTCATCCTTTTTTACTGCATCCCAATCAATTTGTCCTTGCCATTCGCTCACATCAACACCTTTTAATTTTTTCATATTATCCCTCCTTTTTGTCCATAAAAAATGAGGGAGTGTATTGCTACACTCCCTCGCCCATATAACTACTTCATATAGGCTATTTGTTTATAAAATTAATTCTCTTTATTGTCCGTACTATGATTAGAATCAAACATTCTCTGACAGACAACCAACATGCGCAGCATATCATATGATATATCTAGTTTGCCATTACCAGTGCCAGCAATTGCACCAGTGTCGATTAAATGCTGCACGGTGTCACGCGCCCAAGATGGGATATCTTCGATTGTCTCATAATGCTTATTGCATGCATCAAACATATGCTTCATGACATACAGCATACGTATCATATCAGCAGACAAATCAAGATTGCCTCCACCAGTGCCAGAAATTAAACCTTCATCAATCATATCACTAATAGTTCCTCTTGCCCAGCTAGGGATATCATCAATAGTATTGTATCTCATTACGTCTTCCTCCTCTTCATCATTTCCATTATTTTTGTTCATGGCCTCATATACATCCTGACGGAACCCGTCCATAGTGTAACCCATTCCATATGTATTCCACAGAAGTTCTGGATCCGCATGGTTGCTGGCCACACCTCTACGATGACCTTCTGCATGACCAATAATCACACCGTCTTCCAGTGGATTAAGCACATAAGTGTTGCAAAGCTGTGCGAATAATTCCACGGCTGTGTGATATGTCCCCGCAATCTGTTCAGCAGCTTCCGCATAACTCATTCCAGAGCTAGGTTCCGTCATTTCGATGCCGATATGGGTATTATTTGCAGCGCCACCGCAGTGCCATGCTCTCATCAACCAAGGCAATGTCTGATATACAGAGCCATCTGCCTGTATAAATGCATGTACGCAAACTGATTGACCACCCGGCTGATACTGGTTAAAGTTACGAGCAAACACCGCAGCACTAGGCTGTGGACATCCAACGCTATGCAACATCAAACCACTTGGAGTAAATGTTGAACCAATCTTATAACATTTATTTTGTGTCGCAAACGCTTCAATAATTTCCATTTAAATCACCTCAATATATTACTTTCCGCCTTTAACTCTTTCAATAATTTCGGAGACAGCAGAGCTGCCAGACATTAAAGCAAGTGCGGTAATTACTGTGCCAATCACAGATCCCTCCTGCACAAGACCTAGAGCAAGAATAATATCTACGCCAAAGCCGAAAGAAATGGCGAATGCGAACACTGCAGAAACAGCCATAGTGATATACTTGCCATACTTTGTGCCTTCCCACATTTCCTTAAAGCGATCAATAATATACCACATAATAATTGATAAAGAGATAATTAGAGTTAACATTTCCATAATTTATTCCTCCTATAAATTTAAAATTTTTAATTGCCAAATAGTATTCCAATGATAAAGATATTAGCCACCGTCAGCTCCAGCTTCATACTCTTGATGAGTTACTCTTCTCCACATATAAACAGCCAAGTACGGCGGCATGTTATTATGCGCTCCGTCACCGCCAGTACCGGATGTTTTTGAACCCGTTGCCCACCACGTTTTGTTGCTGGTGTAGGCGATGCTCGGCCAGCCACTATAACCGCTTGGTGCGCTGTCCGACCCGCCATCGTTGCCCACGTATTCGTCGTGGTAGTGGTTAGGGATTTCAGACCTCGTTAACGTGTGCGTAGCCTCGCCACCCATTGTGCCAGCTTTATAGGTATCACCTGCACCAAGCAGGAATCTATTGTAAATCGGTAGCCAATATGTCCCAATGAATCGAGACTGCGGATTTGTAGTATCCGTGCTCATATAAATAGATCCAATCGGATAAAACAAATCAACAAGAGTTGCCGTATCCACCCCGATATCGCTTTTTAGCTCAGCAAGTGTGCGAGAATACACCCACCCGGAACCATCCAGCACTGCAACCTTGCTCGGTGTGCTGCCAAGATCGGTCGCGTCCGTCGTTTGCAGCCATGTTCCAGTCAGATGCTGACCTGTCAAATTACCGGTCAGCGTGCCGCCACTTGTATTTAATTTGCTGTCCAAAGCAGCCTTAACCGCCTTATTCTGCACCGGATTAGTCGAGGTCGTACTTAACGCAGAATCAACAGTCGTTTTATTTGCGCCAGTAGCGATCCCGTTGAGTTTTGTCTTATCAGACGCACTCATCAATCCATTAGCACTCGTAGTCGCAACAGAAGTGGAAGCCTTCCCAGATAAAGCAGTATTGATAACCTTGTTTTGAACTGGATTGGTAGAAGTGGTGCTTAGAGAAGAATCAATAATCGTTTTGTTGGCTCCATCGGCAATGCCATCTAATTTTGATTTGTCGCTAGAAGACATTAAACCATTAGCACTTGTCGTAGCAACAGCAGTACTTGCTTTGCCACTAAGAGCTGTATTAACCGCCTTGTTCTGAATCGCATTAGTTGAAGTGCTAGACAAAGACGAATCCACCGACGGGATCGCCACTGACTTAGCTGCGCTACCATCATAGCTACCAGTAACAGCACCAGTAAATGTCAAAGCATGAGGATTTTTAAGTGCCGTGGTAGTGCTCGGCAGGGCACCAATATCTGAAGCAGTTAAACTAATATTCGAGCTTAACGCTTTGTTGTTGACCTTTCTCGTAGTTGGGACATAGTTTCCAAGCGTAGCTGCATCTTGAAATGGAAGTTGAGAATACTTCTTCGCACCATCTCCGACCTTAAACCTTGTTTCACCGCTTGCCGTATCAACAACAATAATTTCACCATTCAGCAAAACAGGATTCTTACTCGTCCAGTTGGCTTCGGTATCTCTTTTATTTTTTATACGAGTATTAAAAATTTTATTTGCCATTCGTTCAACCTCCTTTAATATATAATAAAGGCGCTGGAATAAACCAACGCCTTCTTAATACTTTGTTTTGTTAATTTTAATTAAACACTCCCGCCATACACATAGTTGGTGGAGTTTCCACTCGCCGTGCCATCGAACAGGCTTGCAACATCTGTTTGCTCAACCCATGCGCCAGATACTTTTTTGTAAACCCTTGCTACGGATTTATATGACCCATTAGACCTGAAATACAATGCGGTAGATGTAGTATATTCTTCAGGCAGAGTATAAGAAACTGAAATGTCTATGTTATGGATCAAGTGCTTGCAAACGCCGTCGTTACTAGTAATACTAGGTGAAGAAACTAACCATACAATACCAAAACTACCTGACTTCAAATCAGCAGCAGTCCATTTCCCAGCCTCTTCATTAGATATCGTATAAGTTAAATAGTATGAATATTCTGAATCTTCATTCAACTTTATAACAACGTCTTTATATTTTGTAGTACCAATTTGGGCGTAGGAAAAGCTATCGCCGTTTATTTCTTTTTTTGCGGTATAAAACCCACGTGAAGTGTTACTTGTAATAGATGCGCCCGTATTACCATCTGCCTTTACTTTCATGAAAACATTGATGTTTGTAATCGTGGCGTTAGTTGGAATGCTAGAAAACTTAGCCCCGTCAACAAAAAATCCAACGGAAGCAGGATTGTCGCTTTTATTAAGTTCGCCAATAGCCCATATAGCAACCGTGTCCGTTGAAGTTTCTTTGCTAGAATTTTTGTAGAGGATTTCAACGTTCTCTATATTTGTAACACCATTAAAATTGATTTTATCATACCCTGTTGGATGTACAATTAAGTTGTAATTCTTTAATCCGAATTTAGGATATAACTTTATATCCGTTGTCACAGTGCAATTATAAGGATTATCTAGAGAAACCAAATTTGTATATGCGGCATCAGCATACCACCCAAAAAAATCATATCTTTGAGATGATGGAGTAGCTATAAATGTAACATTATCTCCATATTGAGCTATTGATGTATTTACATCTGCTGATCCATACTCTGACTGTCCAACGCTAATATTAAAATTGATGATATGAGCTTTAGCATACAATGTTGTATTCGCAATAATAGTAGCTGTATATGGATTCTCTGTGCTCACTAAGTTTGTGCAGCTTTCATCTGAATACCATCCTTCAAAAGCACATCCAGCATTAGCCATCGCAGAGAATGTGCAACTGCCATTCGCTGGGACTGTTGAGTCGCTTATGTTAACAGATGATATATTTGCACCAGCAACTGCCGCACATGTAAATAGTTCTGCATCATGCGTAGCCTTGGCATATAATGTTAAATCCGATGTTGGATTAATTGAATAATTTTGGTCTGTGCTTACAAGATCCGTGCAAGCGGCATCTGAATACCAACCAACCCATGTAGCTCCATCATACACAATTTGAAATGGCTTATTAATAGAAATCCAAGTATTACTATATCCAGATTGCAAACTTGTTGTAATCGCACTTAATCTACGTCTAATCTTTTTAGCTCCAAGTCCATTAACATCTATTGTTGGCTCTTTGCTTGCACTAGTTTTATCTGGAATCATAATAAAACTTGCTCCTGAGCTCAAAGACTCAATTCCCGGAACTGTCGCAGTATATGCCACACCATCAGAACTTGATGCAACAGCAGTATATACTCCTGCATCAATTGCTGCCTTATTATTGATTTCATTCTTTAAAACTTCATCTAAAAATGGCAATTGAGTATAGTTTTTTGCACCATCGCCAATTTTTACTCTAGTCTCCCCACTTGCTGTAGTAACAACTATTGTTTCGCCATCTAAAATTAGTGGATCCTTTTTCTCCCAATTCGCTTCAGTATCTCGTTTGTTTCTCAAGCGTATATTAAATATTTTATTCGGCATAATATTCCCTCCATATTATTATTCACTATACAAAGAATATCAGCTTACACGTTGCCACATGTATACAGATAAGTATGGAGGCATATTATTGTGGGCTTGACCACCACCTGCTTCACTTGTTTTTGAACCTTTCGCCCAATATGTGTTTTCACTTGTATAAGCAATACTAGTAAATCCATAATATCCTTCTGGCACACTACCATCTCCACCATCATTGCCAACATACTCATCATGATAATGAATAGGAATTTCTTTCTCCTTTAACACATGTTCTTCTTCGCCACCAATTTCTCCAGCTTTATGCAACGCACTGTTGGCGAAAAGGAATGCGCCATGTATTTCATCCCAGTTTCCGCCAAACAAAGTTGCCGGACTTGTTGCATTCGTGCTGATGTAAATAGAACCAATTGGATATGCTTCCAAAACAGACAATGGGTCTCCCTTATCTCCCTTTGGGCCTCTTAATGCCTCAAGCTGTGCTGATGTAAAATCAGCATAAGTAAATGCGTCTCCCTTTGGGCCTTTTATATTAACACTTGCAGGATTGGTTTTGCCCTTGTCATTTGTCCAACTTAAAACGCCATCTGAAGAAACAGATGGAGTGAACGTTGCACCATCAAGTGCCCCAAAGCCACCAGTTTTTATGGCATCTACAACGTACTTTTTATTTGCCGCATCATCATCATTAACAGGTGTAGCAACGGCCATTCTTGCCAAATCTGTTTCAGTTTTACCAACAAACTTTCCTGCATTTTCACCAGTACATAAAGCTGTAATCTCTTTTGATATATCTCCTCGCTGACAAATTGTGACTCCATATTTTGCGTAAAACTTTTGATCCGCAGTCAATGCGCCAGCAACCTCTAAATCTCCAGAAACTTTGCCACCTGCTTTATCTAACTTCTTGTTAAACTCAGCAGAAGTCTCCGTCTTGCTATTTGCAACCGCAGTATCAGCATATTCTTTTGCAGAAGAAAGAGCTGTACTAGACTGGCCATCTGCATACGTCTTTGCGCTGGATAGTGTAGATGTATCACCAGACTCCATGTCGCTTCTTAGCGTTGTGATTTTTCCGTCTAATTCGGTATCTTTCTGTTCAGAACTATTAGTTAGCGTTGTAATCTTTCCGTCAAGCTCTGTGTCTTTTTCTTTCATATCTGCCGATAACTGTTTAATTTCATTTTCCAGTTCTGTATCTTTTTCGTTTACAGAGCTTGTTAAATTAGAAATCTTCGTGTCGAGCTGATTGTCCTGCTCATTTAATATACGGCCCTGATTCGCCGAAAGTGGTTTGTTCGACTGATAACTATTCAGCTTATCCTCGACATCTCCTTGAAGCAAAAATACGCCATTCTGTTTTAGCTCTGGTAAATCAACAACATAATTCCCGTCTGTCAAATTTTCTAAATTGTATGTTGTTCCGTTAATGTCCACAGTATTTATGTAAGGCATCGTTTCACCTCCATTATTTTCCATTGTTGTAATAAGGGGCACTCTATATGATAAGCACCCCTTATTATTAATTACAGTCTTAATTCAGACTTTAAAGCAATATAAACTTCCGACTGATATTTACTTGGAATACTATTACCATAAGTAATTGCTGCAACTTTCGCCATACTACGCAATGAACTAATATACGTCTTTAACGAATTAAAATACGCGACATGGTATGTTTTGAAAGTGTTTGCCTTAGCAATAATCTTTTCCATATCTCCTGAAGTATAATATTTGCACAATTCCCCATCCGCATGATAGGGAATAGTTTCTGACCCGTCTGTAATCATTTGAGACGAAGTAATTAAATTCAATTGGTCTTGTACCGTTAAAGAAAAATGATGCGACTGATTGTCGCTCAGTTCAACATCAAAGCCATTTGTAATCATTTTGTTACATTCTGTTTTCATTTCTTTAACTTTTGCTTCTTTTACATAATCAATTGTGATATCATTGTCTTCATTATCTTTTGTCTCGTCTTGCTCAGGCTCGTCTTGTTCAATATCAATCTGTTGATTGGCCTTGATAGCATTGTATAAAGCTTCATATTCTTCCTGCGGAATCTCTGTAATCTGAATCACAGGGACTTCTTTTGCATTGGAATCTGCTGGCAGCATCCAAGTAGCACGATAGATCGCACCATTGCATTGCATGTATTGAGCTTCAGACTCGTCGCATACAAGAAAAATACCATGCTTCCTTTGAAATCTACGCATGTCTAGCGACGTTCCGATACCAACAAATTCATTGTTATTAATTAGTTTATAATATCTCATATGTCGTCGCCTCCATTAAATAGAAATACATGGGCAAATACCATGAGATCTGTTAGATGGCATATAACTACTCATATCACCCTGAATGCCAACCGCTCTAAAGTAAGAATTGTACGACACTTCTGGCGAACGTAGATAATAGACACTCGCAGTATCACCAATCGACTTAACTCTGTCCGCAGACGAGCTAAAGAATTCAATTGCCTTGCCCTCAGAACTATATGGCGCTTCGGATGTATTAAACATTTCCACATACGATGGTAGATATACATAGTCTTTTGAATAAACAATATCAGATGCCATATTACCAGCAGTTGCAGGAATCTGAACTTGCTTAATAATTGACTTCCACTCTGTCGGGAACGCCGCATAAACTCTACTATTACAGAACGCTCTCATCTTAGAGTCATTCCAGCCACCAAGGTTGGTATTCGTAGAATTCATATTGTGAGTGAGAGATAGCAAATTCACTGGAATGAATGAAGCTCCAGTAATTTTACTAGAGTCCTGAGCACATCTATATCTCTTATCACCATAATATTCATAACGCCAAGTTTCATGCGGCCATGCAGCAAGTTGTCTAGCCGCAGTGTCTCCAATATCATCAAGCCATACTTTTGCCCAGTGAATTATTCCATTACCTAGCGTTACGCTATCAATTGTTCCATTTGACAGGAACTTAAATCCACCAAGCATAATTGTCGCCTCAGTATTAGTTGTACGATTGCGCACAAGCTCTGTATAAGCCATTTCGTCAGCATAAACACCAGTTGTAGAAGCTCCAGAGTTAAACGAGTAGATATAAAGTTTACTTTCTCCCTTGCGGTGACGAAGCACAACGATATCTCTTTGGCCTCCTTTGCCTACTACTTTGCTAGTATTACCCCACTGGATTTCTGGATTTGTGCCATTATACTTTAGTCTAAATCCTTCAGAGCCATCATATTCAAAGCAAGACAGTAGTGTCGCATCGGCTACATTCTCTCCAAACTCAAAATCTATAGCCATTGTAAATGAACCAGAATCTGCGCCAAATAGCTTAACGCCAGAATCTACTACTTTTGAGGAAGTGCCATCAAATGTAAGCTCATCCCCAAGCATATGCTCAGTTACATTCGAGAATGAGAAATCCTGCCCAACGCGGACATCGAAGTAGTCCTTTTGTTCAAAATAATCATTAGCTCTACCAGCCGTTGCAACAGCATAAATCTGCACTGGAGTCATATCTTTCAAGTCAGTTCCTGCCGATGGAAGACCATTTTGCGTCTCCCACTTTGCATAAACGTCAGTATCTCCAGTAATATAGCCTGTACTCTTATCCCAGCCAGTGAATAGATTATAAATATAAGAATCCTCATTGTCGCTCATGGTTGGATAATCGCCTTCATATTCTGCCACAGCACCATACTCTACGCCAGTCTTGGTCGCAAGAACAACGCCTGCTTGCTGGAACCAACGCACAGTATATGTTCTTACTGACTCGCTATATTTTGCTGTCACAGTTACAGGAGCAGTAACATTTACATCAATGCCATCCCAACCTGAGAAGGTATAATTATACTGCGCGGTACTTGGGATTGTCGGAGTGTCAATTTCACCACTTGCGACAGGATCAGTAATCTTGCCACCTTGGTCAACATATTGAACATAATCATTGCCACTCTTGTCTTTAATAGCAGTACCATCGGAATTCATAAACGTCACTTTATACTGAGTAATAATACCATTATAAGTAACAGCTAAATCTGGCCATGCTGCCGCATATGCATCGAGTTCTCTCTGTCTTGCTTGTCCAGCAATATGAACCTTACCAGCAAGTAAATTGTTATTCATCTTAAGAATGGCATTTAACAATTCAGTGCTTGTCACAGTCCAGTCAATGCCAGTTAAACGAAGTGTCTGCAACGTGTCAATTGCATCCTCAACAATTGGATAAGCATCAATTACAGAGTTCTCAATAGTTAGCGATTCAAGATTATCATATGTCGCCTGCAAATCAGTTAAGTAACTTAGATTCTTAAAACTTAAACTATTGATTGTACTTGGTAAGTGAGCAAGTGCAATCTTGCCATTCGCCGCGAATAGCACACCAGTTACAGATGTCCCTTCTGCGTAAAGCTTCTCTAAGTTGCCACAGCTTGACAGGTTGATAGATCCAGTCAATTTAGGGCAATTACGAATGTCCAGTTCTTCAAGTAACGCATTGTTGCCAAGGTTTAGATTGGTTAAGAATGCATTAGAATAACCAGAAGTTTTATTGCCAATTACAAGCGTCTTCAGCTTTGAAGCCTTACTAAAATCATTATCATGGATATAACAAGCAGAAAGGTCATTCAATGCCTGAATACGAGAAGCACAATAAATTAGTACTGCCGTATCATCCATCTTGGTAAATGGACATTGAATTTCATAAGACTGTCCTGCCTTTGCACGAATCTGCTGTGCGCTTGGAGAGTTGCCAAATAACACAGACAGATACATATCTGAATAAGGCACAATATTTAGAGTATAATTAGGTGCAACGACTACACCAGATGGCGTATTACATCTAAACATAATCTGATCTGCCTTAACAGTTGTAGACAGATACTTTGTTCCCATGTAAGCAGCTTGATCTCGCTCAAATTGTCTACGCTGATATTTCTTACGGCCATTCATCATAGACTCTAAGAAACGTCTGGTTGGCTCTGGAGTTGCACCGGCATTGAGGCCCCCGCCTTGATATGTACGATAGTATTTGCGCTCAATATCAAGTCTCCAAAGTTCTTCTGGGAATTGTGCTTGCCAATTGTCAAATTCATTGATTAAAGAAGTATCGCTAAAGCAGCCTTCTCCTTCAAGAGTTTGATACATTATTGCAAGGTCGTTGCGGAATAAATCACGAATTCTGCACCAGAACACGTTGTCTGCTGCGTTGAATACGTATCCTGAAGACTTGTCGCCTTCAGTTCTATAGTCAGTGTCTTCTTTACCATATGTCATGGTAAGCTCGCCACTGTTATTTATTCCCAAACTCGTGTCATTATCATAGTCCCATAATTCAAAACGATATTTGCCGTCTTTACATTTTGCATAATGATAGAAAGAATTTTTTGCGCGATTGTCAATCATAGTGTATCTTTCTGTAAATACATACCAATACAGAGCAGAATCCTTAATTACCCAATCTCCGAGCTGAGAAACAAATTCTTCATCAGTAGAGGTAATTACCCATTCATAGAAATCACGCCATACTTGCTTGTTTAATGCTCTTTGTGCTTCTTGCTCTTCAGTAGTAGCGGTTGTCATACCGTCTTTTGTCTCTCCGCCCATTTCGTAGCGGAATTCGAAGGAACCGTCCCAATCATTATAAAGAGCATCGTATGCGGTATTGCCAGCCTTCCACTGGTCTTTAGTGATAGGATAAACCATATTACCTTCACTGTCGGTTACACCAGTTTGGAAAGTGCTATTAGGTAGAGTATTATCACTGACTTCAATTACAAACTCTTTTAGGTCAGAGACATCATTAACTCTCGTAGCGTCGGTCTTTTTTGAATCACCAATATTTCCCAGCCCGTAGAAGTGCCAATCATTGTCCTTAAATTCCATATGCTTGGAAACATCAGGATCGGTTTCCTTGATAAACACTATACAATTCTGAAACTCCATACTATTCTTGCATTTGGGGTCATTCTCCATAGCAACAGTTTTGTATGGGAGGTAATCGTTATAACGCTTCTGCAACAATGCATTATTTGCATTCTCAGAACTTGCGATATTTACTTTGATATTAAGCCAATTGGCTGGGACAGACGTCCTCGTCAGAGTAATTTTACCAGAGCCATCAGAATACTTCGTTCCATCACCAAGAATAAGCTCCGTTACATAGCTCGTGTCCAGAGGAATCTTGCTAATAATCTGCTTCTTGCCGTCAGCACAAGCAATAATATCAATATTTCTACCAGCGTAACCATATTCGTTAGAAGTCGTGCCCTGTCCAGAAAGATAGGTGTTCATGAACTTCCAGTTATCTAGCACCGGGTCTCCACCCTTATAGATGCACTCGACATTTACGCCTTTTACAAAGTCCTTTTTGTCCTTAGTAAAACGAGGACACTCAATCTTAATAACTCTTAGTTGTGGACAGGCGTTTGCCACAGATTCAGGAGTTAGCGCATTATTCTCATCATAAATCTGATTGCGGTTATATCTTGCGATCATCTCATCAGAGTCTCTTGCATCAGCAATGAAGTTGGATAAAATGTTAGAGTCAGTCAATGAAGCACTATAAGCTTTCATTCTATAGATATGGACATCACAGTCTGTAGAACCAATAGTAATAGGCACCGGCTCGTACTGATATAGTCTGTGCGTTGAGTCGTAAATCATAGGTCTTAGCCCAACGCCATCTTCATAACTCATAATAACTGCAGTCGCATCTGAATTGTCCTTATCAATTGTATTAATATTGAACTCAAATTCAATAATGTCTTCCTCGCTATAAGGAATATATAGACTCTTAATACTAGACTTCAAATACGCCTCATGAACATTCATTTGCAGGCCCACAACAGTAGAATCTGCTTGGCAAGTCAGGAATGTAGCGTTTACATTACTAACATTCGTAGTTTTAAAAACGCATTTAAATTCAGAACCATAAACGCTCGCGTCTCTCTCGAAAAGCTTGTAATTGATAGTGGCAGTTGTTCCAGCCTTAACACAGAAATACTGGTTGCCATCCTCATCAATCTGATAACCTCCATTACTCCAGTCGAAATTATCTGAAACTGTCATTGCAACGTCAGTATTTGCATCCTTCCACAATCTATCCTCATCACTGTTGGAAAGACCAGTCGGGTTGAAGTCAAACGCCAAATTCGCAGTAATTGGCTCGATAGTAATACCAAGCTCCTCAATATTCATAATGATTTTAACAGTTGTACCTCTACAAGTAATAAGTAAAGTATGTTCGCCAACATCAGAAGATTTATATGCCCAGACATCAGAATTGCCACTCATGACCTGAGCCGCAACAACTTTACCGTCAACACTTCTTGTAACAGTCGGAGTTGCCGTCTTCGGATCATAAACATAGAACTGAATATTCGTCGAATTATATTGCTTGGCAGTTACCTTGCCATAATGGTCATATCTATAAACACATCCGATAACAGGGACATCACTATTCTCGTCATACCACATAATGTCCTTGAAAATATGCTCAGTTTCAATGCTCTTACTATTAATAGTTGCCGTAATATAGCACTCAAATAAATGCGCACCATGGGCCTGAGCTGGAATTGTATAAGACTGCAATGTACCAGAGGAACCAGTCGAAACAGTTCCAATTTCAACGCCATCAAGCACAAAATGCACAGTTTTATTTACTGCGCCATATGGAGTGTATGTGAAATTGACAGCACTATTTGCCTGATATGTAATCTTATCATTAAACGAAGATTCGAGTCTTACGTCTACCTTTTGCACAGTCCAAGACTTAACAGCAGTAGTGCCAGCAGCATCCACAACAGTCAACGTAAACTTCTGAGTGCCAATGTTGGTGTAATCAGACATATCAAACGTATTCACGCCCTGCACTAATGCGCCAGTTGATAGAACAGTGCTACCAGACTTCCAAGTGTAAGTGCCATCCACAGCTTCTCCATCACTATCCACTGAAGAATAATTAAAGCTAATCTCTACCTTGTCTGTTGTAGTAACAATAACAGGAGACTCGGTAATACGCTCGACTTTAAGAGTGGTAGTAACAGCAGAACCACCGCCACCACCAGTGATTACGAATTGGCTCTTTACTTCTTCTTTTTCATCTTTAACTTCGTAAAGTGTAAAAACATTCTCTTTCTCTTCGCCAGTTGCTAGAGTAGCATTTCCATATGTAGCATAGTATGTATAACCTTCTGTGTCGATACCGTCAACTGTTTGTCTTAGCGTATCAATATTTCTACTTAGAGAAGCAATGTTTGTCGTATTTGCTTCAATGTTTTGTGCATTTGTGTCTACAGATGCCTTAAGTGTAGAAACCTTGCTGTCAATTTGAGACTTTGTATAATTGTCTCCCCCGATAATGCAGAACTTATCATTAATATAACGATAATGCACGTACAGCCCATCGACATTTTTCACATAATAATCAGTAAACTCATTTCCCGTTTCAGGTAATGACTCTACTACATTCGCCATAGTTCCTGCAATCATTTGCCAAGAGTTATCAATCCATTTATAATAAAAACATCCTGCATCTGAATGTAGGATATAATCAGTTTCTACATCACCAGTTTGTGGCAGCTCAGTAACTACAAGAGTGGAGCTTCCTTTAAATTCATCCCACTTTTGATTGCCATCGTTATCCGTAATCCACCAATACTTTTCATAACCGCTACCAGACGCCTTTGGAACAAGATAGAATGTGTAGTCTTCGCCTGAATCTGGAAGCTCGTCGACGACTTCAATGCTATAAGAATGAAAATCAGCTAGTGCCGCATCAATATCAGATTTTGCTGATTTTGTATATAATTTGCCACCTGCATCAACACCAACCTCTTGCGTCATATCGTCTGCTTTTGGAACAGCTTTTACGCCACCAAGCACATTTTCTGAGGCAGTAGGCAGAGTGTAATTTTCTAAATTTTTAAGTTTATCCTTTTCTGCGTCTGTATAATCATTAGTAGACAATCCCTTACCAGACACCTTGTCTACTTTATTGTTGTTAATTTGATTTTGTCTGCTTTGAACAACAAATGTGTCGTTCTGAGTTAGAGACGGCAAGCTGACAGTATAAGTGCCGTTCGTAAGTGCCGAAACTTTTACTCCTTGCCCCAGCGTCTTTTCTGTCACGAATACATCATCGCCATTTAGAGTTGGAAGCTTAACAACATGCGAGCCATCTGTTAAGTTCTCTAGGTTGTATGTTTTGCCTCTAACAGTAACCTTGTTTACGAAAGCCATTAATTTTGTTCCCCCTTTGTGTAGTCTTAAAAAAATAGGAGAGGCGTTTTGCCTCTCCTATTAAATAAAACTACTTAATGTTAAGAGGCAATTAGCCAATATTTGTTGAGGCCGACCCACAATCAAAAATGATATAAGTCTCCTGCTCTAGATCCTCAATCTTGTGATTGTGACCTAGTTTTGAATAAACAGTGTCATGGTTGTGGCCAGCGGTTGCAAACTCTGCTGCGTCATGAGAAATAATATCGCCACAGTCAGAAGAATTAACCTTGCCATTAATCTTCGTCTTTAGTGCGGCAGCAAGATCTGCTTCAGCAACTTCGTTCTTATCAGCCAGAGCGCCAGTAGGTACAGTGATATCAACTGCCTTACCAGAAACTGCAAGTGCAGAGCCATTCACCTTAACGGACTCGATAACGTTGACCTGTGCGCCATCGGCAATACCTTCTAGCTTGGTCTTCTCGTCATTAGTATAGTCGTTAGTAGATAGACCCTTACCTGTTACCTTGTCAACCTTGCCATCAATATTGCCCTGAAGAGTAGCCTTGGCGGAGTCAACGGCGTCCTTAACAGTCTTTGCTACGGAACCGGCATCGGTATCTTTACCATTTAGTGTAGCGATAGCAGTAGTATTCTTCTGAACATCACCAGATAGAGTGCTGTATTCCCCTTTGTGAGTAGCGGCGTAGTCGATTAATTCTTTAAAAGTATTGACTGTACCATCTTCGCTGACCTTAGTAGAAAAGTCATTAATGGCATCCGCAATCTTCTTGTCAACAGAGCCAGTGACAGTAGAAGCGCCATTTAAAGTAGCAATGGCATCAGCATTAGACTTAATGGAAGCCTTAACAGCAGTATCATTATAAGTCGCGGCAGTCTGAGCATCAGCAATCATCTGAACAACAGTCTTGCCTTCAGTGACAGTGCCAACCTTATCAGACAGGGCGTCTACGGCAGACTGAGCATCAGTACCAGCCTTCTTTGCCGCAGCAATAGCAGAATCCTTACCATCAGCATAAGACTTGGCAGAAGCTAGTGCTGTTTCAGCCGCACCAGACTCATCATAGGCATCTGCGGCAGTATAAGCGGCGGAGCCAAGACCATGAACCTTAACATCAGTGCCATTAAACTTTACAGTACCATTAGCAGTGCCCTCTACGAGAGTATAGACGGTCTCTGGAATTGTAATGGTGCTGACAGGAGTAGAGCCCCAAGAGCCGTTTAGTGGCTTAGAATATAGATAGAACTTATGACCATCGTCCGCGTCTGCCTCTAGTTTATATTGCGTATCGCTATCCTGAATTTCTCCAGAAATGTAATCAGAAAGGCCAGTAATTTCAGAAGCTTGGTACGTTGGCTTTGTTGACGCCTTTGCCCAACTATAAACGTCTGCTGCTTTAGCGCCAGTAAAGTCTAGCTGACTAAACTTTTTAGTGCCATCGCCAACTTTAAACAGAGTAACAGGCTCACCCTGCACAGCGCCAGTCTCAGCAGGAATGACGACAACAGCGATTTCACCATTTAGTAGCACAGGATCTTTCTCGACCCAATTTGCATAAGTATCAATCTTGTTTTTGATACGTGTATTAAAAGTCTTATTTGCCATATTCATCAATCTCCTTTAATTTGCAAACATAAATTAAGCATTGCCGCCATCCATGATAAGCGTGTCCGAACCCTGAACAAGCTTGTCAGTGGAAATAGCGTTAACACTAATTACACCATCGGTAGCAACAATACTCTCGCCATCAACCTTAACTAGACCAAGTGCCTCTGCAGTTGCAGCAGGAATAGCAATGTTAACGCTCTTGTCAGCAGCGGGAGCAATGGCCGCGCCATTAAGCTTAATAGACTCAATAACGTTGGCTTGAGCAGCGTCCCAAGCACTAACTTTATCTTCGGTAATAGCATCAAGAACAGTCTTGTTAGCATGTTCATGGGCTTTAGCTTCTAGACCGTCAACAGTAGACTGTAGTGCCTCAACATCAGAAGCTGCGGCCTTGCCATCAAGAATAGCCTGAAGACCAGTAACATTGGCAATTTCATGAATATGAGATGCTAGTGCATACTTTTCTGCACCATCAACCTTGAGAGCGCCATCAATAGCGTCGCTAATTTGAGTAGCGACAGCGGTTTCACCAACGAGGCCCTGTAGAGCTGTAATTTTACCGTTTGCCGTAGATAGATCGTCTGCCAGAGCATACTTGTCAGACTCGCCATCCTTAAGAGCAGCAGCAATCTGGTCTGCAACAGACGTCTCGCCAACCTTTGTCTTAAGAGCAGCAATGTCATCCTTATTAGTATTAATCTGGGAATTCATGGATGCGGCATCAGTCTTATGAGTCGTAATCCACTCAGCAATCTCCTTCAGAGTGTCGAAACTCTCATCGGCACCAGCGACAACCTGTGCGATCTGATATGCAACAGAACCTTCTACAGTGCTTGCGCCATTAAGAGTATCAATTGCCGCCTTATTGTCGGCAACCTGCTTAACCAGACCACTCTTGTCATCGCCAACAGTGGTTTTTAGAGATTCAATAGCAGTAGAAAGACCTTCAACAGTTGTGGTGTCTGGCTTCACCCATGAAACCTTACCATCCTCGGTCTTAACTAGCTGGGCACCACCAACTGCGTCAGCAAAACCAAGCAGACTTAGCTTACCATCCTCGCCCTTAACAAAGGCATTCTCGTCAATAAGGATGTTACCGCCAACCTCTTTTAGAGTCTTGTCAGGTTGAATTACATAAAGAGTAGCCTTGCCACTCTCAACAACAGCAATCTGTTGGCCATAATAATATGTAGTTTCAGAGCTACCAGCCTCCTGTGCAGATGCAGCAGCGGTCTGAGCAGCTTCTAGGCTTTCAAAATAGCTTTTAGCGTCCAGAGGAAAAGCCGTCTGGCGATTAAAAGCAACAGCGAAATCAAGTGTACCAAAAGTCATTGCCATAATTGTCTTCCTCCTTCAATTAAATTTGCACAGTATAGGAGTTTGCCTTTGCTACAGGATCAGCAAAATCCGTAGTATAAACTTTATACTCGATACCGGCATCAGCGCCCGCACCAGCAACAGTTAGAGTTGTCTTGGTGAAAGCACTCTTAATCTCTGCATTTAGGCCGTTAACGTCCTTAACAGAACTGACATCACGTAGAGTTGCTGGATAAGCAAAAATCACACGCTTCGCACCAACAGGAATATTAACCGTGAAAGAATTACCATTGGCAAGAGCCTTATTGGACTTAGTTAGCCCACGAATAATTGTGCTAGTTAGTTCGGCCTTCTCTGTCACAGAACCATAGAAAGTATTACGATAACCAGTAATAGCACCAGAAGTCTTTGTTGCAGAGCCTGCAGCAATCTTAATTACAGGACTAGAATCAGAGCCAAGGTTGTCCTTTGCAACAGCACCTTCACCATAAGTAGCCTTTGCAGTAATCTTATAGTTGGTGCCGTCAGCAACAACAACTTCAGCAAAGCTGCCAGAAGCAGTGGTTGCAGAGTTGCCAGCAGTATCAGTGACTTCCCAACTAGTGGCAGTGATACCAGTTGCAGGGCCATAGGTATAGGAACCAGCGCTTAGAGAAGCAGAATAAGTTGGAGTTACAGTAGTGCCAACCTCATATGCCTTAGCCTGACCGAAAGTAAGAGTCACAGCAGGAGCGGTAGGAGTACCGGGCTGTAGACGCTTGGAGAAAATCTCAGTTAGTGCGTCGGAGACAGATTTGCCCTTCGTCGCAAAGGTAGCAGTACCATTCTGAGACTTAGTCATATTGCCAACCTGAGTGTAGTTACCAGCCATAACAATGTCGTCCTGTAGAATAACCTTGTCAGCGCCAACATTGCCAGTCATTGCTGCCCACTGAGTGCCATCATACATAAATGCACTTTGCTCGTAAGCGTTGCCTTCAACAGTAGTTGTAATCACGACAATATCGCCCTGCACGGCAGTGTTAGAACCTAGAGCTGCGGCAATTGCTGCATCATCAGACTGAGAAGCATCAGTACGAGTATACTTATAAAGACTGTCCCTATTCTGTGCAATAATATTTTCGATTGCGGCCTCATCAGCGCCAGCATAATCAAGATCAGCCCATGCCTTATTGCCATCACCAATCTTAAATTTGTTCGTATCAGTTTCGACACCAAACTCGCCCTTGAGCAGAACTGGATTCTTTGTAGTCCAATTCTCTGCGGTGTCGTTTCTCATGACAATTCTTGTGCTTAGTGTTTTAGTTGCCATATTCAAAAAACCTCCTTTAAAAATTAGGCGTTTCCGCCATCAATAACAAGTTCATTGGTTTCTTCTTGTACAAGTTTGTCTATAGTAATTGAATTAACTTCCAACGTGCCGTCAGAAGAAATAGAAATCTTATTTTTATCTGTAGAATTCTTGATAATATCAGAAGCTTCAAGAACAACCGCCCCAGTCTTACCATTGACAGAGGTCACAGACAAAGACCCAGTGTTGCTTGGAGTTAAATCACAAATAGACGAAAGTCTTACCGCATAAATAGAAGCATTCCCTTCTTCGTCTTTCAAAGGAATTGATTCAACTGTTGCTTCACAAAAATATGACCACACACCTTCTGCATCTTCTGCATTTGTAATTAAAAGATTCGCCTTTTCTCCAACAGACGCAACACGGCTAAAATCTTTTGCGTCTACATCATATGCCAACTCAGTTCCGGGGCGATTATGAAATTTTTGCGCAGAAATAAATAGTGGGTCTTTCCCAGAAGAAATATTGTTTACCTTCTCATTAAGGTTGGCAATGTCACTCTCCATTTTTGCTGCACCAGTAGTATCATTTTTAATCCAATCTGCAACTTCCTTTAGGGTGTCAAAATCTTCTGGTGCCCCATTAACAACCTCAGCAATTGCATTAGCTACAGTTTCTTTAACAGAGCCTTCTCCGTTTCCAGACAACGCCTCAATGGATTTTTCATTCGCAGAAATACGATTTTTGACATCTGTATCATCATACTTTTCAATTCCAGACTTTACTTTTTCTATCTCACTATCAACATAGTCAGTCGTAGCATAACCAGACAAGTCTGGAGTGTTTTGAATCTCTTCATATGTGTACATCGGTTTTTCTGCTTGCTTTGCCCATGCAGGAACGGTCGGATCTGTTTCTTCTGTTAAATAATCTCCAACTGGCTGATATACACCATCATGATTGTGATCTTTATCCGCCTTCTGCTCTAGCTTTGTGTCTATATAACTAGAATCTGGAATATCTAAATCATTCTCAAACTGACTAAGCTTTGTCGGCGCATTAACAATCTGTTCCCAATTAATATCTCCAGAAATGCCACCACTGCCTTCTGCATATGGAAGCTCATTCCACTTGCTTTTCCCATCACCAATTTTGTGCTTTTTTGCTGTAATGTCATATGCTGGCTCGCCTTCTCTTAAAATAGGGTTAACAATTTCCCATTCATCAGTCGTTGCCCTTCTGAACTGAAAAACAGTTTTTACAGTGGTTGTCTCCATTTGTTCACCCCCTTTTAATAACCATGAACACCGCCACCATCATATATAATCAAACGGTCAGGATCATCAGATCCACCCGGATTATCCGACCCGCCACTTGATCCTGAAAACACTCCTCCATAAGTGCCTTCTCCAACATGAAATTCAAGTTTGTTCGTAGCCATACGAATAGTGTCATTAACACCATATAGCCCTACTTCAAATTCTCCGGGAGTGGCTAAAACTTCTGGCGGAATATCACATACTAGTCTTTCATTAAGACTTCTAACATAATAATTATTAAATACTGCTTTTAGGTCTTCACAAGCCAGCCAGTCATCTGTTCTTAGCGCAAATTCAATAAAAATAGAATTGCAATTTCCAGCAGCTAGTGGCTGATCTTTTACAAGAATTAATTGATTGTGATTTGCAGCTAATTTAATTCTCGCGTAAACATTAGACATATAATGCCTCACACTCCTTTCTTTGTATGGAGTTTTAAAACCATATTGATTCTCCATCAATATAATCCAATGGAGCAGTGTCAACAATATGTTCTATTTCTTTCTCTTTCCACTTATCTAACAGTGGATTGTAATATGAATAAAATTTTGGCTCAGGAAGATATAAATGCGAAGAAAGTTCATCATGCGCCTTGTCATCTCTGTTGATGCGAGGCTTATATTTGTTTATCAAATAGATCTCTAATAAGAACATATCTGCCTCTGAATCACACACAGTGTATTCTATACGTGTCGTAGCAATAATATCTAGTTTCTTCACCATTGGCTTCCCAAAGAAATGCAACCTCAAACGATCAATCAAGTCCTGTGAGGTTCTGCCTATGTACACAAGCTCATTCCCATAATAAATCTTATAAAGTATATAATTTTTACAGCTCATGATTATTCCATAGCTCGTATAAATGCTTTACCTTGCTCGACTTTTTAAATACAAAAACTAGACAATTGTTCCTAGTGTTTGTGTATAGAATGTCTACTAAATCTTCTTCCGCACCAGCACACAAATATTTATATATCTGCTGAAAATTGCTCAGATAAACAACCGAGCTGTTATCAGGGTTGTATTGCTTCCCTGTAATTGTGCTCTTAACCATTTGTTTCTTTTCTCCTTTTATTCCAATATAAAAGCCACCAGATACATCCACGTGTCATGTACCTAGCGGCTAAAAAAAATAGGATATTAACATCTTTTTAAAGTAGTTAATATCCCATAGAATTTTATTTTGTTTTAACTACTTTATGTTTCAAGCCTGCGCCTTCTTGAACTGCTGCTGTGGAGCAACCTTCTCTTCTGGCTCGGCCATAATCTTTTTAATATCTTTCTTGACAATTTCATTGAAAGAGTCAAGCTCAGATAGATCGCATGCCTTTAGCTTTTTCTGGGCTTCTTCCTTAGAGATGTGCCCAAAATTAAATTCGTTTGCTGCGGAAAATGCATCGTGGCAATTCTCGCTGCAATAAAGTGAAAAATATGTTGGCTTATAGCGATCCTTGGCGCAGTTGCCACAGTAGCTATATTCCTTGCCGCAACAGATGCACTTACGAGCTTTATGCATTTATACCCACTCCTTCTCGGGATAAAAATAATTTTGTACTGCTATTATCTTGCGATATTTTGTGAACTGTTTCATCTATAATGGTTTTATAAGTATCGTCTCGAAACGCCCAATAAGGAATTGCAATATAAAAATACCCATTATCCAAGGCATATTGCTTCTTTAATTCATCTCTATATTGTTGACTTTGAAACGCTTCATCGACACTAATATTATAAGATTTTGCTGCTCTTTTGATTAAATCATTATCTTTGTCGTAATGTTGTTCTCCATTCACTTCAATAATAAGATGTGCATTCCCAATTGTCACATCATTGTCATACGGCATCTGATAATTTGTAATCGGATTCGTTGCAATAATAGAGCATTCACGTTCTCTTTTTACATCGTACCCATATGTATTTACAATATAATCATATGTTTTCTTTTGATATGAGCTTGTATCCGCTTCTTGTGCACACAATGGGCACCCAATGTCTCTAGTAATCAATCCTATAACCCGACGAAAAAAACTTGTGTGTTTCCCACAAGGGCATTTAATCCAAACTTCAGTTTTAGTACCATAGGCCAACTTCCACGGGTCTTCATTATTTTTCTCATAATCCCAATATGTTTCCAAAGCATTTTCTCCATACTTATCAATAAGTTTTTGGGCTATAGAATTACACGCTTTGCATATAGGCTTGACCCTGTTTTTCAGTCTTGTAATCTGCAAAATACTATGTTGTTCGCTTTCATGTTTTCCGCATGGACATTTAAAATAGTACTTGTCTGCAGTACATGACGACACTTCGTCAGGAGATTTGTTGTTCAGATCATAATCCCAAAGTCCTAATAGATCAGACTGATTCTTAACGCACCACTCTTCAAATGACTCCCAGTTAATTGAATTTGACCTGTTTTTCTTGCATCCGCATCCCTCAAAAACATGTCGATGAATTTCACTAATCACAATCTCATAAGGCGGCTTTGGACAAAATATGCATTTAACCATCGCTCTATAATTTTTGTCTCCATCTATTTTATAAGGGTCAGAAACTACCATAAGTCCATTGATTACATCTCCAACCTTCGTTTTGCACCCTTTGTTCATAAAATATTTCCTCCATAATAGCATTCTCCATAATTTAAAACACCACAAGAAGGATAGGTGTGGAGGCACCCATCCTTATCAGCAAGGCTCATGACTTCCTTCCCTATCTTGTGATTATATTATACCGCAATAATTTTGTATTGTCAATTAGACAAATTGCACAAAATTACTCGTCGCCGGGAATAATAATTTGGAACAATTTCTTCTCTTTGTCACAATAATCCTGCATAGCCTTACCACTAAAGCTGTGGGTAGAGTCGGTAGAGATCGTCCAATCAAAGTCCGGGCTCAGTTTAAAGTTGCTAAAGCAAACATAAGCAAAGACCATTTTAGTTTGATCACACACGTCACATCCAAGCACTTCGAGCACTAGCTCGCAAGCAGTTGGGAAGTTCACAGCAGAGTTAACAACAGCTACTGCCTGAGATGCTTCATACTCATAAATAACGAATAGCTGATCACCATTCTTTAGCCCAGTGGGAGGAGTAATAGCACTACCACTAATTGCAAAATTAGTAGCAGAAGCAGACGTGCTCTTTGTAAACACCGTACCAAGAGTGCCATCACCATTTAGAGTATAAATATTCTTAACCTCGTCCTTAGGTGCATGCTTTAGAGTATAAGTAGCAGAACCATCAATGTCAATTGTCTCAAAAGCAGGAGCAACAATCTTGTTCTGATCCGTAGCGACCTGCTTGGCAGTGCCAGACTGAGTGGCAAGAAGATTCATATCGAAAATTGCATTTTCCGCACTAAACTCAGCACTTTTAGCACGATAAAATGTAGCAATGGGCGTACCTAATGCGTCCACCGCGTCCGTCGATTCAGAGCTAACAGTCAGAGTGGGGTTAGTAACTTGATTTAGAGAAAAGAGCACAGAGCCATCAGTCTGTGAAAGAGCGACGCCCCTCATGACGCGATCAATGACAAAATTATTAAGATCAAATGCCATAATAAATTACCTCCATAAAATAATATTTTTAATTTTTAATATAATAAAAGAGCTAGTCTTTATCTAGCTCTCTCATCCAATTTAATTCTGATTTTTGAATTTTCTTTGTATCAATCATGCCTGAATACATGCCGCGCAATAATGCGTCAGCATTGTTAATCACGTTCAATCTTTGAACGTCATCAAAGAATTCAAACACCTGCATATTTCTAACATAATCTTTTGTATATCCCATACGACACTTTACAGACGAAACTAGGGGAGTTAGAAAAGATTTATAAGGTTTATTCTTGTTCGCTTCAATTCGCATCCTGTCTTCGTCAATAAGAATTTTTTTCGTATATTTATTACCTGCGTGTTCCACTTTCTTTTTCAGTCCATGAACTTTGCGCAAGTAATTCACAATACGCTCATAAATGAGCATATCAATAATCAATCCAGTATCTTTATCAGCAAGGACAATCTGGCCATTCTGATTATTTTTATATGGTCTTAATTTAGACAAGTCTATATCTCCTAAAATAATTCTAGTTGACTCGACATTAAGCGTTGGAGCTAACATCATGAATAATTGAAAATCTTCAACTTCCTCCCAATCAAGCCCCATATCCCATAATTGCGACTTAAGATCAGAACTTATAGCCGTGATCGTGTGGATAAGGCTGAAGTAATTTTTTTCACCGTATTTCGAGATATCCCCAATAGTAGGTTGCAACACAGAAATATTTTCGTTGATTATATACGGATCTCCAAAATAAAGACCCAATGTATCAAGCTCTAATAAATCCATGCTCGTCTACCTCGTCATTCATTCTTGGCTGAGGCATTAGTTTCCCACTGTCAAGCCTCATATTTGGCTTAATAGTTTCAAACTTTAATGTACGACAATAATAGTCGTTATCCATAATACTTTCTCGGTTATAGACAAGTTTAAGCTTCATGCCAAGTAAATTGCTCCAGTTGAAGACATCTTTGACGAAATATCCCAACAAATCATGTCTAGGTATTCCTACTCCAGTATCAATATCGTCACCATGACAAAAAACAACGAATTGAATATATTGCATCTTCATGACGGCGTTGTAACGCATGTCTTCTTGATCGTCCACAGAAAAACAGATAAAATTCTTCACCTTATCTTGCGTTCCCGGAATCCTAATAAAAGGATAAATATTACAATTAAAATAATCTTCTGGCTCTGCGTCGGCTCTCTCTAATTCAAGATTATGTAAATATTGAATTATATCCAAATCCCTACAAAGCTTTTCCTTGATTTGGCGTTTCGCATACAAAATATCATCATCGAGATTTTGCAAATCACGCCCCATTTGAGTAATCATAGACCTTCCACCTCCACTGTCAAAATAGCAGACTGAGTGTTATCTACGAGACTACCACTGGCTTTAATGGTTATAATACCACCTAACATATTAAGCACTTGCAAACACTTCAACTTTAAGTTCATTGGCTTACTTGAATCATACGAATACTGAATACCAAACAATTTTTCCTTTTCATTCATATAAATGATTTTGTTTTTGTCAACAATAAAATCATTATTACTATTGTCACAAACAAGTTCATCATTTACGTACATGAATTCAACATGGCAAATTGTTGTATCATTCTTCGCATACTCCAAGCTCCAATATGGCTTGTTAGAAGATAGTTGCCCGTCCTTATATATGTTCGCAGTAAATGTCTTATAACTGCCACCAGTTTTCATAACTGGCGCTACGCCAGTGTAAGAGATTACACTTTCGTCTATGTTTTCCAAAGAGACAGGAGAGTGGATATCACTATCATTAGTCCTTGGCTTGTAATAATCATACTCTGCGCCAGTTGCACTATCGGAGAAATTGTTGCTTGCGAAATTAATCCAAGAAACATTATCTACTGGATCGTGCTCAAGCTCTTGAGTAAAGGTCAGTTTTGTAAGTCCAAAAGTGGTTGTATTTTCGACCTTGGAAACTTTCCACACAACACGCCTCAGAGGATTATCACTAATTGTAAAGTTTTCGTCATATTTAATTGTATTGGTATCTTGGTTTGTTGGCACAATTGCCTTCAGTTGGTTCTCTACACTTTGAACATAATAGTCCATCCAGACGCCACTGTTGTACGAGCTCTGCGTTCTTTGCACAGCCCACGAGACGTATGAACCAACATCGACATGTCTTCCTTCAAACGAAGGCCAATCTTTTTCACCAATTTCCCATTTTAACAAAAGATTACATTTCAAAATATAAAATTGTGGAAACTGTGGCCTATCATCACGAGCGACAATAAGCCACAGTTCGTAAATGCCAAGATCATTTGGTACAAAAATATACGATCCAACTCTTACGTTGGGATTTCTACCATGTTCTAACGGCCTGAATTGTAGATAGTAATCTACTTGATCTCCTGATACCGAATAATATCCATGAATCTGATACTTGGCATCTATAGGCTCGAAGCCCATAAGTTTTTGTGGATTATATACTTCCTTGCCATTAAATACCGCTTTTGCTTTCTTATAGCCAGCGAGCGTTTGCTCTGGGAAGATAACATCTTTGTCTTGCAGATAACATTTACGATACGCCACATCATTTGTAAATGTGGCATCCATAACTTTATCTGACTGATGTTTTAAGGCTTCTCCCACATTGCGCCCTTGGAGTTTCATCCGATTGTTAAATAAATCATACACCGGAATCACACTCCTCAATCTCATTTACGAGTGAACACGCATCTAAAATATCCTTTCTATACTTAAGAAAGTCGGTCTCATAACGAGCCGACTCTAAGATACTCATTAATGTTATAATTTTAGGCTGTTCCATAAACAGGCTATTCAGTCCGCTAATGCGCTGTAAAAGAGCTTGGAAATATGCATCCAACAATTCATATCCGTCTTCTTTATATGGAAGCAATTTGTAAATTGCCCCTTGAAGTCGGACTTTTTCTTCGTGTATTTGGTTCCGAGGCAGTACCCCGTATTTAAAAATCATACGCAGCACCACCCTTAACCAAAATAATCATTTGTCACATAACTATAGTCACGTGGTAGTTTCCTAGCTTCGGTGAACGTAGCGTCCCTGAGAGCTTTTAATTGACCTAACTGATTTGCTTGAGAATAGTAATTGCTTTCTTTGCCACCAATGAATTGGTTCGTAAGCAGTACGCTATTAATCTTTTGATCTAGCCACGCACAAACCATATATAGCGATAAAACTTCAATCTCATAGTTCGTCAAATCAGCATTAAAAGTCTGAGCCTCGTCATCTCTGTTAGACAAGTCAGACTTGCATCTAGTAAAATTTGCGATAGCGCTTGTTAACCAACCACACATCATCTCATCCAGATCTTCTTCTGGAAGAAGCGGAAGGTCATAATCCGTGATTCTATTAAGAAAGCGCCTAAAAACCACATCATAGGAAGTCATATTCCAACCTCCTTATGTATTATTGAATGAGCAGCTTAATGTCTGTCCCAAGAATTTCGTCCAGCGCATTAATCTTCGCAAGGCTATCCAAAGAACCATTGCGAACCATATCGCTTGCAATATTCTTTACAGAATCCTTAAATCCAACTGGGATTTCACGAAGTCTCTTCTTAAACTGATTAATAGGTAGGCTGAATAGATGATCTACATCAACCGCCGCCACCTTATCATACAGTGCCTTAAACTCAGGCCACTGCTCAAGAAGCTCTTCGTCTTCAATAACAAAATATGGAGCATTTAGATATGCAGATCTCGTAGACCTAAGTGCCTGAAGGTCTTGATATTCAACCTCAGTTGCATCTCCATAATTTGCCCACGTATACAAAAGCTGAGACTTCTTGCCCGGAAGCAGAAGCTCACCATAAGTAACAGACTTGCAAAGGATTGGATCATCCATTGCAAATTTGCGAGGAGCCTTCTTTGGGGCTGCTTTTACTGCTTCATTTTCTGCAGTGGCTTCAACCTCTGCATTTTTAGTTCTTGTTGTATTTGCCATTTAAATTTCTCCTTTTATTCCTTAAATAATTTTGTATTGCTATAATTACTTAACAATCTTCCAGTAACCAAACTTAGCGTTAGTAACAACACCAATGCCGAGCTTCGTCTGAACCTCAGAATCATATGTCATATCCATATGAGTACCTGCGTCCTGAACCTGATACATACGAGTATCACCTTCATAGACAAGCTTTAGCATAGGATCAATGCCAACAGGCATGATGAATAGAACATCATTGGCAACTAGATACTGAGTGGTATCGTTTAGCTTGAAGCCCTGCTTTAGCTCCACAAGACGGATGCCTTCCCAATAACCAAAACGTCCAGTTGTGTACATCTCATTCTTCATGTCGCCAGATGCCCAAGAAACATCATTAAGAGCAAACACGCTTGCAAGAGCTGCACGAGTACCCATAATTACAACCTCAGAATCAGATGCCATGCCGACATCCATGCATAGAGTGCGTAGAGTCTCTTTAGTAGCCTCGCTAATAGCAGAAGACTTGTACCACTGAGCACCTAGAGTGCTACCAATGCCAATTAGAGCCTCATAAAGAGCCTGATTGACATAACGATCAAAAGCTTCGGTAATCTTACCGACTAGAGTTGCAAAATCTTCAACGCCAGTAAGGAGTCTTTCAAATTCTGCGTAAACCTTTCGTTAAGTGTTTAACATTTAATATCATTTTCTAATTTTTGCCATGTCAATGGCTCTCCGGTAATTGGATGTTTCCCAGCATGTTTCAATTTCCCTTTTATGCACGAAGCAATACTTCCTCTGTTAATTCCATATTTATCAAAAGCTTCTTTTGCACCCCAAAATGATTCTCCCAACTCTGGTGAATAAATAGGCATTGATCTAGGATTATTTTTGCCAGAAGTACATTCTTTATATTTTAATAAAGTATCTTTGCTTAAATTTTCGCGAGAATGAGCACGGCTACGCTTCTTATGAATAAATGAAGTCCAATCAAAATTTGTATAATATTCAATATCATCCTTACTCATAAGATGATATTCATCTAAATACATAAAATTCTGATATTTACGACACCAATCTATCATTGTAACACGCGCGACATTATTATACTCAGCAGCATCTTTTATAGTATCGTATATTTGGCCAGACGCCAGACATATGACTTTTTTCCCAGATGTTACCGCGCCCTCCCCACCTTTTGTTAAATTATACCCATTTTCATGAGATAATGTATGATATTGCCTTATATAATAACGCTCTCTGTCGCAAATAATGAATGGATCACACAGCTCTATAATTCTAAAATCAAAAACGCTTTCTCCGTAATTATTCCATGCTCTTTGTAAATATACGTTCGCATGCTCATTTCTACGAAGCTCACTCTTGTGTTCATTCCATCTTCTTTGAATATTTCGAGACAACCCAATATATTTTTTATTATCAATTGTATTTTCTATACAATAAATTCCACACAAATACTTTTCCATTTATTTATTCCTTGTATAATTATTTTAGAAAATGATATATCAGGACGCTACTCCTGTGTTGGCATAATGCCCTTTAGCTTTTACTAAAGACCAGACTATATCTTCATCCTTACGGATGCGCACCACTTCGGATCGCCAATCGCTTGCGACCCTACTCCCTTACGGGATAGTCGTTGAACCTTTTTCATCATATATATTATATACAATAATTTTGTATTGTCAATTGGCAAAATTCATAAAATATATAATGAAACTTGGCTGCTGATTGTCCATTACAACTACACTTAGGGTTTAACCATATGTAATCTGTATTTGTTTTTTCTACTTTCGTAACATTCACGCTCGACTTTGCAGTCCACGTTGTAGTCAATACAGCTTTAGGATTTTCCAGCAATTCAATGCGTTATTTTATTCAAACAGCTTTCGCTGTCAGGCAGCTAAAGTTTTAACCGCATACCAACTAGTCTCAACAGAGAAGACCTTGCCAGCACCTAATCTCTGACGCACGATGTCGTGGTGGTTGCCCGAAACCTTCATAACGCTTAGAACGCTATTATCGGGCACATAGAACTCATTCGCATCGCCTAGTGCGAGGTTACGAACATCAACATACTCTCTGAAGAAAGGATTCTGTTCCCAACCGCTAACTAGAGCGTCATCAATGGTCTCCTCGATAATATCAAAGAGAACGGCCTGATTCTTACGAATGCCCCTTCTAATTTCTGCCTTGGTGGAATGCTCATCGCAACCAATCACATTGCGGAAAACTTCTACAATCTTATCATTTGCTTCCTTAGCAGAGTAATTCTCAACCGTGCCACGAGCAGCGTCGAGCATTAGCTTATTGAAAGCAACATAGTCATTAACATCATCATTAAATGCGTGCTGAACACGTGCATCAAAATTCATAAACTTAGACATATTATTTTCCTCCTTCCTCAATATTCAATTAGACACCTAGGCTTACGACATGAAGTCTGTAAGAAACACTATTGGTGTAGTTAACCTTCTCAATGATCTGAGCAACGAAGCCAGTCTGACCAGCAGTCGCAGCTTCCTTATAGAGACCGCCATCAACGCTGACATAATTGCCAACGACAGGAGCAGTTGCTAGAGCAGTGATAGCGTCAGCAGAAACAGTGAAGATATCGTCGACGTGTAGTTCATAGCAGCGAGCAATCTCACCAGTAGCATTGTAGAAATACTGCTCATCCTGATAATATTTTCTGTCGGAATTATAGCCGATTGGGGTAGTAAGCACTAGATATGGCTTCTGGCCAGCAGCATAATCAGCAGTCTTAAAGACCTGCTCCTCAACAAAAGCACCTCTTGCAACGATAGAACCATTATCTAGATCCTTGTGGCACTGCATGCTTAGAATATGACCAACTTCTGTGGCCTTTAGGAGGCTTGACTCACAAACGACGTGGGCGACTCCCTTGACATTGTCAAAAACATTTGCCATAGTTAATTTCATCCTTTCATAGTTAAATTTTTTAAAATAAAAAAGACATCATCCCTGATTGTCTTGTTTTAACATAATATTTATCTTATTAGTCGTTGAATAGATTGCCATACGCCTTTTTCTTCGCTGGCTTATCGAAATTAACGCCCACCTTCTTAGTAGGTTTCTTCTCGTCCTTATGCTCTAGAGCAAACTGGCCCTTCTGCATAACATAATCAGCAAAGATAACCTTAGCCTTCTCTTCAACTTCTTCAACAGAGTACTTTTCTGCATTCTTCTTCAGTTCAGCAAAAGCTGTATCATCAGCAAGAACAGAATATTCCTCACGCTCAAAGATTGCGTCCTTCTTGGCATTCACCTCAGCGAGTTCAGCGCTTTCCTTAAATTCCTTAAGCTTTGCGTAATCAGCCTTAAGTGCAGCAATAGCATCTTTCTCTTCCTGAGTTAGCCATTCACTAAACACTTCAACAATATCATCGCCAAGAGCGACATTATCACCATCGACAGAATAGCCACGCTTATAGAATCTGCCGTTTTCCCAGCTCTGATAAATAAAGCTATTGTCGTATGTATTTACGATCCATGGATATTCACCTTCGGCTGCCATGAGATTATATAGACTATTTCTAATATCCTCATGAGAAATCTGCCAAGTAAGAGTCATATCACCATTTTCATCAATGGAATATTTCTTCTTGCCCTTAGAATCACCATCGTCTGTAGCAGGCTCTTGGTCTTCTTCCTCTTTTGGATCGTCCTGTTGCTCTGGGTCTGTGGTTTCGGAGCTTTCGCCCTCACTTGGATCAGTACCTGTTTCTGCACCAGTTTCAGACGTTTCAGTAGAACTAGTATCAGCGCTACCATCATCACCCGCACCATCACCGTCATCAAAGTCCTTTTTGCCAAAATGCTCCTCGAAAGCAGCAGTGAGTTCGTCATCATTGAGACCCTCGACCTCAAAATCAATATCTTCCATAGTCACACTATATTCTTCCATCAGGGTTTCTAACTTGTTCATTTCTTCTTTCACTCCCTTCTGTTCAAAGTCCTTATTTTGAAACGCAGAAAGCGTAGTATTCAGCTTTTCTAACGCATCAAGCAATTTATTTTGATAGTCCTGCGTAAACATACTATTTTTCTCGCTAAAATCTTCAATAGTAATCTTTGAACCTTTCATTCCTTCCTCGATAGGAGTTTTGCCATCTTGTTCATAACCAAGGACAGTTACCCCACGGAAAGTGAATGCATCAATAGAAAGATAATTCTCGTCCGCATTCCAACTCATTTCATCAACTGCAATTTCAACGGAACACTTACATGTTTTATGTCTTTGCAGAATTTCTGCCGCCTTAGAATAATCTTCGAAAATATGACCTTCGACTATCAGATACTTCTTATCATTCTCTTTATCATATTCTAGATATGGTTCTTTCACCTGACTAATAACACCAACCGGCTGTTCAATATATTCGACATTTCCTTCTTCGTCAATCTCCATATCATGCGAATGGAATTCATACTCCCCAGTATCTGCCTTAAAGATTGAACCAAGAATCGGACGTCCCTTAAACGAGCTCATATGTTTTTGCATCGTATCTTCAGAAATCGAGGACTGATTCCTATTAACCCCGACATGACAAGCTTTAAGTTTTACATCAAGCAGCCCATCGTGGCTATTATCTGCTTCAAAAGATTCAATAGATTGTAAAACTAATGGTTGATTACCATGTTCTTTAGAACTAAACTTAGAAAAATTGTTCTCTTTACAGAACTTATACAAGTCATCTATTGTATAAAATGTACGCATATATTCTCCCTCCTTTCATTAAAATATCTATGTGAAGCTCGGAAGGAGCTTACATGCTTAAAATATTACTAAAGCAATACTTTCCTTTGTCCGTCTCTCTAAAACTAAAATGCTTTGGAGGCTGATTCAAAAATGTATAAGTATTCCCAATTTGAGACACAAGCTTAATCCCAGAAGCAATAAAAAACTCAGCGGTCGCTTTGTCTTTTGTTACAATAAATTTTTGATTATTCATTGACGTATACCTCCTTTAATTAGCTTTATCTCTCTTGTCAATACTGGATTCTCCGTCGTCTGTAAGATCGCCAAGATCCTTAGTGGGAGCGCCTCCGGTATCAGAGCTACCAGTCTGAGTATAAGTACTCTTCAGCGGAACCATCTTGTCTTGAAGCTTCAAAATATCGTTCTCAAGATATAGCATAGAATTCATATCCAAAGGACTCATGCCCATTAAAGACGCAAGCTGCGTTTTCATTGGAAGCCCCAACGTGCAAGCCTCTTTAACATTTTTAATAACTTCGTCCTTTAAATATGGAGTAACTTGCATATATTTTACGCGCATTCCATTGTCAGGCAGCACATAATCCAAGAACATATTAACTCTCGCTTCAATCTGCCACAGTAACGGCTTTTGAATGAAAAGTGCATCAAATCTCATTGCAGCAGTTACAGCAGTAGAACCAGTAAGCTTTGAGTTGTCCATAATCTGGCTGACGCCAGCAGACTCCCAAAGGTTCTTATTTGCCTTGGAAATACTATTAGTTTCATCGGTTGCGTCCTTATCAAATGTGATCGGCTCAATCTCCATGGGAGACAGAGCAAGTCCAATCTCTTCTGGAAGAATCTGATTAATCTTGTTATAAAAATCAACCGCAAGGTCAAGACTTACTTCAAAATCATCAGGGCTACTAGTATTTGAAAGCGTGTCAATCTTTGCGACTAGCAACTTATAAATTGAAAGCTGGTCTTTTACACTAGTAATTCCACGAAGGTCAATTAGGTCAATAACATCTTCAAATAAACTTGCAAACGGAGGAATCACCCTATCTAGTTGGTCATAATCCATCTTAAACACAACAGTTCTCTCAGGATCGAGCTCGGCCCATCTCTGCTTGCTGTCGCTCTTATAAGCATTATAGCCAGTTGTAAATTCCTTATCCCAATAATCTAAATACGCCTTATTAGACGAACTATCAAAGAATGAAAAGTCAAACGCACAATTAAGCGTTCCATTATAGTTCACTGAACTAATCTTGCAATAATCCGCATCCAAAGGAATAATAATAAACGAATTCTTGTCTTGTTCTTCATTGTCTTCGTAGTAAATGTATCCAAAGAAACAGTCTTCTCGAAGACATGTAGTTAATATACCATGGATTTGCCCTTGTAAGTTCATCTTTTCAATCCATTTTAAAGTGGCCTCATAGTCCTGAAGCACCTTTTCATCGTCATTATCTTCAGTCATTGAAACATTAGGAATGACATTATAAGCAGTCAAATCTATATGTGTTGCAAAATATGAAATAATTCTTCTATATTGCGCACTCAAAACATACAAATACTGACTCAGCTTCCTTAAGTTCTTCTGGTTGGTGTCCGAAAGCGGGTTCTTAAGATAAGTTCTTAGAGAATCCTTAGAATACACCGTATACGTTTTGCTTGGAATATTCTGCAGATCTAGCAATTGAAGCGCCGCCTTAGCAGCCTGCTTGAACTGTTCAATCTGCTGTTGTTTTGCGGTGAAATCCGCAATCTCTTTTGTAGAATGAGCTGTTCCATGCTCAACTTTATTATCATTTTGTTTTGTTGGCAATTATTTCACCGCCTTCCTTAGTTAAATAAGCCACCCGGTTTTTGGGGGGCTCTAATTTTGAATTGATCTAACATATTTGCGCTACTTGGGCGCTTTTTGTTTACAAGATGATCTCTCCTAAGCTGTTGTAATAAGTACGCTCCCATCGCACAGACGTAGGCTCTGTCGTCGTTAAGACGAGAACCAGACGGTAAGTCAAATCGATCTCCGCCAGAAGCTTGTTTGAATCTATAGATGTTAACAAGTTCTGTTTTCATTAAATCAATTTGCTTTAATGCAATTTCTTCATCCTGATCTAAATTATATATTTCTCGTACAATTTGAATCCCCTTTTTTTCTAACTCTTTAACTTCTTTGTCCGTCGGTTCGCTATATCTTGGCATTTTTTCTCCAGTCTTTGTATTCAAATCATACATAACGTTCAGATATCCTCTATTGTCGTATTCAACTGGCCATTCAATCAAATTCATGTCCATCATCTCAATAAGTGCTCTGAACATTTCAACCTTATATTTAGTTGGCTGAAGAAGCCTCATTTTATCAGTAATTGCATTAGGGTACAATCTGACTTCCTCTGGACTATATTCCTTGTCGATCATTCCTCGATGTACAATCCCATTATCATCTTCCCAATCTTCCCAGAAAAAGTCACTAATATTAACGCCTGCACCGCCAGATCCAGCGTCAATCCAAAAACCTAGAATGTTTTCATAGTCGGCTACGCCCTCTCCGTTATATGCAAGTAAAAGTCTTTTAACTTCTTTGATTTGATTCGGCGTAGTCATTGGTGTTTTATGCTTTTTCATCACATTTAGTAGATTAACAACATTCTGTATCTTCATTTTCCATCCAACTACTGGATCGTTAACGTATTCTGCACATAGTACAACAGAGTTGTCCTTTGCTCTCGCGCTATCAAAAAGAAGCGCCCATTTACTATTTGGATCATCGCTTCTAAGCTTCGGGGGGCGCGGCACAGAGTTCCTAATAATAGTAGCTCTTTTTATTGCCTGTCCGTCTCCACCTTCTGAAGTAAAAATATTTTTATATTCTCTCAAGGCTGCTTCTTTGTCTTCTCGCATAGCTTGATCTACTTTTTCTTGCGTCAAAAGTGGAACCGGCCAAAGCTTTCCGTGCATCGTCGCCCCAATAACCACATCGCTAGAAATATCTGCGCAGAAATACCTTTTATCTCCTGCAAACATTTTAATAGAGAATTCTCTATATTTCTTAAAGAAATACTGATCTGTGCGTCCAGCCGACGAACAATATAATAATTGGTTTGGAAACGGCGTTGGCTCCATTAACAAATCTTCTGCGCTAAATCCTTTGCCCGCTTTGAATTCAGAGTTCTGAGTTGTGAATGGTTCAGATGTGTGAAACAATTCGTCTGGGGCATTCATTGCTTCATCGTACACATTGAGATTGCTTCTCTTCGATCTGTTATTGTCAAAGTTTCCATTCAAAGTAAAACACTGAGAACCGCCATAAGTCCTCACCGTATATGAAGCAGGATTGTGTATCCACCCATTTGAATTTGCTTGATTTTTTACAACATTGCTCTGGAATATATCATTTAAATTCGTAAATGAAGATATATTTTTAAGAGCAAACGCTTCCATTTTTAAAAACATTTCGATACTTTGCGAACCTACACCGGCAAGAATATATGCTTTAAAATTAGGAATTAGCATCATCTTATCCATTACAAATAAGGAGGCCAAAATACTTTTTCCGCCATTTCTCGAACATGCCCATACAGAAAACGGTGTAGTCCAAGTAGAATCAAAACAATACCTTTGATAATCTAACAACTGAACATTAAAAATTTCCTCGCAAAACCTAGTCGGGTTTCTTCGTCCCCATTGTAAAAATTCAGCGAGTTCAAATTTTTCATTATATTTCTTAGTTGTCATATTATACAAATTTGGACGAACAAATGGATGGTCATATCCGTAGTCTTCAATAATATCATTAAAAGTTTTATAATCTTTAATCAAAGAATCATTGTATGGCAAGACGTCACTCATTGTCGATCACCTGCCCATTTTCATCAATAAACCCCTTTTCCTTTAAAAAGTCTTTTAAATCCTTATTTTCAACCAATAAAACCCTTGCTCTCTCTTGAGCCTTATCTCTTTCTTTTGTTAAACTATCAACCAATTCTCTCCTGATATTCCCAATCTCGTTCATTACATTTTCATCGAATCCAATTTGATCGATTTGTGCTTTTGCGCTAATTTCAGCAACTTGTTGCATCCCTTTGCAATAATCAATATCATAAGTGTTAATCTTGGCGTCTCTAAAGCCTATCAAATCCAATTCTTTCATTTTACCAGTAAGAGTATTCTGTCCCTTACTCTTCGAATTGTTGTAATTTATGGATATGCCATTATCCTTAGCTAACGCATTCGCGCCACTTAACAATTTTGATATTGTATCGGCATGTTGCTTAATAATACCGTTATTATTATTTAATTTGGAAATATTTGAAGACAACTTGTCAATAGCGTCATTAATTTTTTGTATTTGATTAAACGCTTTAACTATCTGAATAACGGCATTCATTTTCATTCCGTCATTTTTAGTTTCATCATCAATAAAACTAATCAACTGCGCATACAGAACCGGTTTGTCTTCTTCAATTGGATACTTTGCAAATGGGTCATACCCAATTATTCTAATTGCATCTTTCCTGTTAATCGCATATTCTCGCTCAATTTCTTTTTTTCGGTCTTCAGTAACAACATATGTATCAGAATCTTCTGATGCCAGATTAACCCTTTTCCCTATGTCCCCATCATGCCATCTTAAAGTTCTATATTGCTTCAATGAGCAAATGTTTTTAATATAAGCCTCCCATGTGTCTCCGTGAAGACTTTTATTACTAGGGTCATTGCCTTCCACGTAACTGGAATTAAACAGACTCTCAAAGAATGGCTTATCCAATCTTTCGAGCGCCTCAATAATTGATTCCTTTGTGCAATCTCCATATTGTCCAGTTTTTGGGTCATAGTTTCTTGCTATTTTCTTTGCGCAGTCCTTACACATGCTCGTAACACCAGTCCTAACCAACGGATCTGTACTCACATAATATTCAGACCTTTTCTTCACTGTATTGCAATAAGGGCAAAGATAACTTGGCTCTTCAACTTTTGGTTTTGGCCTACCAGCTTTTTTTGCACCGGTTGGTTTTCTTCCGGGTTTTTTTGCAGTAGTTGGCATCTATTATCACTCCCTTTGCTCTTTTTAATAAATTTATTATTCTACTGCTTCTTTCTTGGTTTCCTTAATTTGCTGATCAATCTCAGCAATAGCTGCGTCAAATTTTGCATCCTTAACAAACACAAATACTGTTTTATCTTTTGGATTCTCCTTGGACGGCTTGATATCACAAATAGTGCAACCCATCTTAAGGAGTCTACGAGCACAGCCCGGATTAAAGATTAATTTTGTACTCTTTTGTTCCATTTTTTATTTCTCCTTCATAATTTCTTGTTCCTTAAAGTTTAATATTATAAGTGCAAATTTTCCCATCTTCTTTGTTAAAAATGCACAAAGTTTGAGCAGGATTTGCATATAATCTCTTATTATTGGCGTAGTCATCAGTTCCACACAAGGAGCTCACCATTACATTGTCAATTCCATAAGAATCAATTGTCTCAGAGTGATGCTTATCCCCAGAAAATACATATTCAACATCAAGACCATATTTCTTTCCAAACAGAGTATGCATATCTACCCCAAGTTTGCTGAAGCGCTCTAGGTCTCCATGAACTGCAACAATATCATGCCCGAGCACATTAAAGAAAATAAACTCATTAATATTATTGTCGCGAACATGAACCTTGTAATTCTTTGCAAGTCTTTGTTTAATCCACCAAGGAATGACCTTCTCCATATTATCTGAATGGATACTATCATTCTTATTTTGTACTGTTCTCGCATGATTTCCATAAGTAGAATAAACATACACATCATTAACATTTTGTGATAGGCCATTAATAAGCTCTGCTAAAATTTCAGACACTTCCATCAACTGATCACAAGTATCTTCTTCAGAAGCAACTCTTGCAGAAGTGTGTATGCTTCCGTGTATAAAATCTCCAAGTAGTACAATATGAAGCGTTCTTATACTATGTAACTTCAAATATTCACTTGCTTTCTTGAACAAAGTGTTAACACGGGCTAGGCACTCATTTGTATCATACTTGTTCCAGATATTATCAGTAACCATGCCGAAATGCCAATCTGTCAAGACAAGGACTGCTTCTTCCTTAGAACCAACATGCAAAATTTGATTTGCGCTCAAAAACTTGTCTTTGCTTAAATTTTCTGCCGCTTCAATTAATTTTTCTGTCAAATGTTCAGCTCTAGCATCACTTGCAAGCAGCTTATTATATTCTCTTCTCTGGTCTTGAAACTGCTTTTTAACCTTATAAAGTTCTTCTCTCTCCGCTTGAATCTTTTTTAGGTACTCGTCGTCTGTAAAAACCTGTTTCTCACAGGTCTTAAGACCATGCTGAAACATTTGATATTTTTTACGATAAGCGGACTCCCCGTAGTTTTGATCGAGAGCAGCATTAATAATGTCCGCAACTTGCTGCCACGTCATACCAGATGACTCTTTCAGCGAACAAATGCGATAAATATACTGTTCTTCGCTCTCTTGTGCTGGATTAAAGTTAATTATCTCCATTCCTTTTGTCCTTTCTCGCATATAACAAAAAGACGAGGATTATTCCTCGCCTTTAATGTTCTCATTGCATGCTGCTCTAATTTTTAGCTGATATGCCTGTGTAAACTTAGCCACCGGATAAATATGGTCATCACTAACCGTTCTCTCACCAGTTCTTGGCTTGAAAGTTTCCTTTCCCTTAAAAAACTTAGCATTAATATTAAGCCCTTCAAATAGCTTAATTGTTGCCAGATTGTCAGGTGCAGACTCCGATAGTAGCTGAGTAATTACATCAAAAGTCGCATCATAAATATCCTTCACTGCACCCTGATAATACCCAGATTCCTTTGCTACCATTTTAACTAGATCTTTCTGTTTATAAACCATTTCAATCTCCCTTTCTTGTTCCTTTTATATAATATTAATCAATACTTACGCAAGCTCTTCGCCATAAGCAATACTGAGCTCAACGTCTTTATCATTAAAATCCGCAAATAGACTAATTAGCGGAATATATTCGCCAGTGTCGTCGTTCTCAACAAACACCTGATTGTCTTGAATGTGAAGAATTCCATTTGCCTGAACTGTGTACTTGCTCTGAATTTTTGCTGCCATAATCTTTTCTCCTTTGTGGTTTATAGTTCATCTGCCCATGCAGACATTTCGCCTCTGTAATTCTTGGTTAGATGGCAAATCTTTGCCCATTCTTTCCCACTAAAATGCTCAATACATCTCTCTAGGCCAGAATTCTCTTTCTTAATTCCCTGAATTTGCAGAGTAGAGCCAATAACAACAACCTTACAGTCGTCATGACATCTAGTAATAATTGCTCTAAGCTGATCCTTAGTCATACATTGAGCTTCATCAATAATTACAAACTTCTTTTCAAGGTCTTCTCCAAGCATATAAACATCTGTCATTGGTGTAAAAATCCCGGTTCCATTTTTCTGATTAAGCATTGTGCTATCATTAATGGTTGTCATTGGGTTTTCACCCAGCTTTGCTAATGTATTATATAGTGGCTGCATATATGGACGTTCCTTGCTTTCTCTTTCTCCCGGCAAAAATCCGATTCTTCCCTCAGAAGAAGGAGTCCTAACATACAACGCCTCATCGCAAATTCCGTACTTTACATACATGAGCGCAACGGCAATAGCAAAAGTCGTTTTGCCAGAACCGGCACAGGCATCAACTGCGACAAAACGAATGTCTCTATTCCAAAGTGCGTCACGATATTCAATTTGCTCTGCATCCGTGCAATCAAGCCCATAAAATGGATGTCCATCCAAAGCTTTTGGCGGGTCGCCAAAGCAATTTTCGACTGTTTTCTTTTTAGTAGCCATATATGCCCTCCAGATTAGAATAGCTCGTCAATATCACTCACAACTTCGTCAATAATACCTTGCTCAAGCGCATCATCCTCATCAAGATACCAATCATAAGGAGCTCTCTTCTTGAACACCTTTGGATCTACATTTGTATGCGCAATGAAGAAATCAGTTACTTTCTTTACGAGTTTGTCACCGAACTTCTTCATTGACTCTGCCTGCTCCTGAGTGCCGCCATAGTAACAAGACCCAGAATGAATTAGCACAGAGCTACCCGGCATTGCATAACGCTTATGCCCTGCAGCGAGAATATCAGCGCCAGCAGAGTAAGCGCAGCATAGATTAATTGTCCAAACAGGCGTTTTACTAATCTCAATAAGCTTAATAAAGCTCCATGTAACAGACACATCACCGCCCGGAGTATCAATGCAAATCTTGATTGGCACACGCTGTTCAACAGGAATATCTTTGTCTTCCTTGTTCCAGCGAATAATCTCCTTAGATAGCTCTAGAAGATTTTCATCAATCTGCTCGTCAATATAAAGAATACGATTCTCAATATCTTTATAATAATTTCTTAGCTCCGGGTTTGGGAGCTGCAGATTTGCGATAGACTCTGGAATGCTTACAAATAGTTCTTCTGACATATACGTTTTCCTCCGTTTCGTTCTTTTTCTTAGTAAATGTTTCATGATAGCCATAGACATTTGTCATTCCTATCATTGTAGGTGTAATTTTGAAGTTTGATACATACAAATGTCTATAGCTTCTATAATTTTGTATTGTAAACAAGAAGGGTAGCCTATTTGTTAAACGGATTTTTTAACAAAAAATACAAAATCTTGATTGTCCACACGTAAATCTATCGTATAATCCTTGTATTTATTACTCAATAATCCTTTCAGTTCTACCGCTTCATGCTCTGTAATTTTATTAAAACTATAAAAAGCATAATTATAATTTTTTAATTCCACACTAATACACTGTAAACCATCTGCGATATCTTTTCTATTAATGTTTAACACTTTTTCTCACCCTATCATATTTTTTAATGTATTCTTTTTGACAACAATCGCATCTATGAGTGCGATTGTTTTTAGAATTTACTTTAACATCTTTGCCACAGTCTATGCATTTGATTATCTTAGTATCCATAGGAGTATAATCTGCTTTATCCTGACAATCTTTACATCTACAAGTCTTTGAGTCAAATTCGCTTACCTCAACTACTTCTCCGCAGTCAATACATGTAATAAATCTATCACGAGGAGTATTATTCTCATTTTGACATTTTTTGCAATATTGCGCATTCTTCTTTGGCTTAAACAGCCTACCACAGCCTTTACACTCTTTATACCCACCGTATTTCCAGTTCATATACGTAAAAGCAAGTTCTTTATAGTTGTTTTCTGAGAGTAGGAGGACTACTTCGCTACCATCATGTATATACAAAAGTTTAAACCCAGAAGATTCAGGATTTATGTTCCTTTGCACTAACTGATGGTCGTACAAGAAACTTAAAAACATGTCTCTATCTTTCACGGGCATTGTTACTCTTGCCAATCTATACAGTTCTGGAATGTTTATATTTGAATAATTTACATTCTTCCCTTTGCAAGCATTCTCATATTTTGCATCAGCCAAAAGAACAAAAGCTAACTTTTCTTGTCGGTCGTCATTTAATGACCTAATTACATCAAGCTCACTTTTAGTAATGCTTACTTCAGAAATGGTTCTCCACGCACGTTTGGCTGCATCCCTAATACACCCTTGAATTGACACATAATACCCAATTTCACTATAAGATTTGCAATTTTTTCTCATATATTCATGAATAGCATTATAACTCTGATTCTTATTAAAATTCTGAACATAATAATTGTACCGAGCAAGTTTTTTAATAGTGTTGGTTGGATTATTGTCGTCAACAAAATTTGCATTCATCATTGCTTCTATAGTCTGTTCTTCATTAAAAACATACTCTTTCATTGGCTCTCACCTCCAATTCTAATTTTTTTCATTACAAATTGACGCCCACCGCACCAAAACTCACCGTCAGAACTTACTTTCTGAGGATAATACATATTGTCATTATTATTTTTTAACAAGTTCTCAATAATAACATCACCACAAATGAACCACACAATATCTTTATCATTTCTGCTTTTATAGCACAAATCAACTAAAATATCACATAATTCGTATTGATTTGGACATAAATTATAACATTTTTCTGCAAATTGTTCTCTTAGCTGGTCGATGTCATCATATCCCTCGTCGTTTTCGTTGTCCTCGCCGACGTAATATTCAGTTTTCTTTTGCTTAATAAAACTGGAAATGCATTTCTTGTAGTGCTTGTACTCATTACTAATTGCCCTAAATAAAACAGGAGAATAATTATATCCAGATTTTATCATAGAACTGTCAAAATTTTCTCTTGGAATTAACTGCAGTGCTTTCATCTCTTTCTCAACTGCCCAGCATATACGATTCATAATACACGGAGACATGTCAAGAGGCATTCTATTCTCGGCCCATTGAATAAATTGCTGCTCTTCCGCAGTTTTTTCTTCTTTTTCCTTCAAATCCATGTACTTCATTTTGAATATTGATTGAGATTTTAATTCAATATTCGCCATATATTTATCATAATCAGATTTCAATGACAGATAGTTAAATGAGAAGAAATATGGTTTTTTATGAGCACATATAGTTTGATATAATTCTTTGCGTTCTTTTTCTTCATCAGAATCATTAACATAATCAATTTTGTTTGCATGGTAGTCATACCATGATTTTGGCATTGGATTTGGCAAAATTCCTTTGGCTTTATCGATTTCTGCTTGCTGCTGTGCTTGACCGCACTGAGTTCTATACTTTAAAATTTTATATTCCTCGTCTTCCTCAGTGTAATTTGCCATCAAACTAGTCATACAAGTAATTCTATTAGTAATTTGTCCAATTTTACTACCAAAACCAAGCTTATTCGCAGTTATTACATCTTCTTCTGTTACAGCTTTCTTAGCAGCTTTATATTGAATGCAATTAAGTGCTGGTAGATTTTTATGCGTCCTAAGCAGAACAGGATTATTAGTTGTAAACAGCAAATCCCCATCAAAATCAAATCCGTTCAACGCCATAGGCATTGTATCCCAAGCATTTACAACAATACATGTATCAATATACCTAAACCAATAAGCTGCCTCCTCAGAATATGAAATGCTTTGTGTCAAAACCGAATGGGCATTGCTCATTGGTGCTCTATAACACACCACTTGCCTAATATTTTGATCTTCCCAATATTTGCTATAAATCTCTCCTGCCTTAAGCACTCCTTTTGGTTCTCTTCCGAACATGCTTTCACAAAGAGCAACCAAATCTCCAGAAATGATTTGAAAATTCCCATGCACATCCAATACACCAATTTTTGCTTGTCGAATCCTTTTTTGAATCATATTCTTGATTTTTGAATAAATATATGGGTCATCAATCATATTTCTATTGATCATAAGCGCCTGCGCTGCCAAATCCATAGAACGAACATTATTTTCGTCTAGACCAGAGCCACAAAGATACACAATACTTTTCCTATAGTCTAGTTGCATAATATCTTTAATTTCATTTACGGTGTCAGAAATTAACTCATACACATCATCGTCTGTTGCTTCATGTATTTGAAGGAACTGGTAGTTTGTTTGCCTTATGTCATCAACTTCATGCGGCGCTGTTTTCGCAATACGAATAGTGTAATGATTTTCAAGACAATTATTATAATAATCTTCCCAACTGTCATAACAGTTCCATAATTTTAGTTGACTCTCAGTCATAATCAGTTCAGAATCTCTAATATCCCTATCTACACCCCAAACATCCTTAACAATATATGACCCAATATTTTTTTCTGCCCATTCCTTATAATCAAAAGTAAAAGTCATTCCTTTTGTCCACGCGCATCTAAGATTACACCCGCTTAAAGTCTCTTCGGGACTTCCTCCAAGCTCCCCATTCCATCTTTTCGACAATGATGGCAACATCATAGAGCATCCATCTGAGGCGTCATTCTCAACATCTTGCATGGGGGCAAATTTAACAATTGGTTCTTTTGTCGTGTCACTGTCATCAATATTAATCAGATCTGCTTTAAATTTTGTAAAACAATCATGAACGACAATAACACCATTTGGCCAACTAACTGGAATTGAAGCACTAGAACAAAGTGCCTCATACGCTCCTAGTTTTGCAGGAACTAATGGGATACTAGTATTTCTACCATTTTCAATACGCTTCTTTAATTCATCACGCATCTCAACACTTGTATAAACTACTGTTGAAGTCTTTACACCATTTGTAGTAGTTAAAAGTCTTCTGTATTCAATTCCATTAACCTTAAATCCTTGATTTGCTCTATCATAATGACTTGGTTTATCAATAATCAAACATAAATAGTCCTTTTTGAACTGCAACTCATAAAGCTGCTGATATAACTCTTTAATTTTCCCCTTGTTGGCCTGTGTGGTTTTCTCTTTTTTGATTGACTTAATTTTCTTTTTAATTTCTTTAGCTGAATCATCATAATTTTGCGTATCATTTAGTTCATTAATCCACGTAAGAATTTGAGAATCCGCTAAAGAAATTACTATACCCGGTGTTTTTCTTGCCTCCTCAATTGGTAATATTAAATCCCAATTGTGCCTTTCTAGAAAAGATGAGTTCAACTTGAAACAAAACTGCTGTGTTTTCTGTTGTTTAGATATAAGCCCTCACCACCCTTACAATAATTTTGTATTGTCCTTTTAAACAAGCCTATTATACCACAAACTTTACAAATGTCAATGGCATTTAATCAATGAATGTATAAACAACCCTCACGTCTTCATAATTGCCGCTCTGTGGAACAAGTTTTACCAACAGTGGGAGAGAAGTGCCACAAAAGAAGTTGCAATACTCCCTACAAGTCTTTGGATCATATTCAACAACAACATAATATTTGATACCTTCGTCCCTTGGAATGCTCTCATCCAAAATACCATTCATAACGAAAGAAGTAATTATCTTTTTGTCTTCTCCTGAAATGCTCCTATCCCAACGAGTGGGGGCGACACCATCTCTTTTCCAATGCACATAAGCCTTCTCAGGAATACGACCAACATGAGAAATTGTTGCATCCCAATTGTAATTAAGTATTTCATCAAGAGTTACATATGAAGCAAAGCCTCCAAAACGAAAATAATGATTACTCGAAATTGCATCAGATGCATCGTCTGGCAAGCCTCGCAATTCACTAATTGGATTAATTACTGTATAACCATTTAGTTGATTTGTGACCCAACCAAATAACTCATATAAGAAAATATTTCTTTCATCACAAACCCTATCAGTTAATTTATCATTCATTTCAATAAATGCGCTTGGAAAAATATTACCAACCTTTTTCCACGCACCATTTTCTCTTACCTCAGCATACATTATCATTTGCATATATTTATCACATCCCATACATTTCTTTATACTTATACATTTCTTTTATAAGATCATGAAGACTTGGCATATCTTCTGGTTTAAGATATACAGATTCTGTTAAAGGCACATACGATTGCATCACACAAGCATATTGGCACTTATTTGAATCAATACGCATTTTAAAACGCCTGTCTTCAGGGATATGCATATCTTTACCACACCCCGGACAATACGCAAAATCTACAACTGATAATGTACCACATTGTGGACACTCTAATAGTTGTGCATTACCGCACAGAATATTAAACTGCTTTCTTTCAACTGTTTTCCATTCGCTCATTGTAACGCCTCCAAATCCATTTTTGAACCGCAGTTGGGACAATAGTTATGTGGGTCGTGTTTCCACATATCAAACCAGCACTTACATACAGAACAAATTAGTGTATCTGGCCTGTCTGAATTAGTTTCCCATCTCCCATGCACCACCGGAACCGCATCCACAGTCGGTGCCGCCTCTATTTCAGCCAGACAGTCCTCTTTTGCACATCTCGCATCTTCGTATATGGCAGGAACATTATCCCATATAGCTTCGGACAACTGATCTGCGTTAATCAAGCGCATTACTATCACCATCCATTTTCGCGCCACACATAGGGCAATATTGAAAGTTCTTTTCTGCCGCATCTGTTGCCCAATCACAATTTGAACAGCATATCACGTGTGGAATTTGGTATTCTATCCATCGCCCATATACCAGAGGTACAGCATCTACAGTTGGTTGGTTATTAATCAACTCAATAATATCTTGTCTATCCTTAAATGCATTACATCCAATAGCGTCAATTAGATTTGCATTTTTCGCATCAATCAACCGCATCGTTTTTGCCTCCATCCATTCTTGCGCCGCACCACGGGCAGTAGTCAAAGCTCGTCTCGACTCCAGATGCCAAATTACCGCAGCTACTGCAATGCCACCAATCCACGCCGCCAGCATACCTCTGGCCATCATGTACAAAGTGCCCATGCACCACTGGTACGACATCTGCATATGGGATGCCACGCAAAGCAGCTTCTAGTTTGTCTGCGGACAAATTGATATCTGGTGTATCATAGTAAACGTCATTGACGGCATCAATAGCTATTTCCAGTTCGACATATTTAGTCATTGTTAACCCTCCTGCTTCATACTTCTATTACCTGTCCAATTGCGATCATCCAACGACATATAATAATATTCGTTATCTTCATCTATTATTTGAAATCCATACTTATCATAAACATGTTTTGCTATAGTGTTGCTTTTCTTTACAGCTAAATTTCTAGCACCACATCGTTTTATCGCATAATCTAAAAGTTGATAAGATAATCCAAGTCCTCTATACTTTTCATTAATTTCAAGATCGCTAATATTTTTGCCATCCCACCAATCCCAAATTTTAAATTCAGCAACATAATTTCCATTTTTTGTATACCATTTATATCGGATTGATGGAGTTTTTCCCAACATTATTTGTTTTGTCGTTATACTAAGATTTCTAAGTTCTTTGATAATATCTATCTCTCTTCTATGCAACATCCGTTCTTCAGCTCCCAGCCGCATTCCTCCACGACATATTATTTCACGCGCCGCCAGATCGTTGACACCAGCTCCCATTCCCCCGGAATATCATCCGCCATATTTGGGTCAAACGGAAACCCCAGCATGATTCCAACCGGAAACAGTCTCTCGTGTGCATCTTTGCCCATTTCTGCGGCATCGGAATAGTTCATTTTGCCCACCTCCATCAATCATTTTTATTTTTTCTTTCATCTGCCTCTTTCAACGCCTGAAACACCATCACGTAAATATCCTGCGATGTTTCGCTGCTGATTGGTATCAGCGGCGCGATGAAGTGCCAGCAGTCCATGTAGGTCAGATCAGTCATTGTTCATCCTCCTTTGCAAATGGGTCATACTCACTAGGTTTCGCCTGATTTGCCCATTCAACCCAACTAACAACTTTTTCTCTTAGCTCATCATCAAGCAAAAATGGCTCACGAACTAGAATAATTTTGCTATTCTTCTTCATAATATTAGCATTGTCAACGATCTCTTCATAATCAACAGGGGACAACAGCATCTTCGAGTAAACTCTATCGCCTCGACTTGAAATTCTTCTAGTGAAAGACGCTTCTCTAAATTTAAATCTTTCAGTCAGATGTGGATTGAGCTCCAAATCATATTCTTGAATATAGCCAATCTTCATCATTAATGCCACTCCTTCGCAAGTTTTTTCTTTATTAGATCTTTACACACTTCATCAAACGTTTTATCACATGTCGCCATTGCTTCGCAATCATTTCCACAAACAAGATCGCATACTGTATCAGTGGCATGTGCATTCAACCATATTGCAATCTCTTCATCACTCATACTGCGAATTTTATCACCAATGGTAAAAGGGACTGCAATTTCACCAGTTCCATTACACTGTTCACAACGTTCACTCCAAACAGAGTAACTACTAAACTTTGTAACAAAACCAAACCCACCACACGTTGGACAATTAATTTTCTTCTTCATAATGCACCTCACCCAAATTGATATTCCACATGTCCGCACTTGTTGCATTGATATTTATATTGAGGAGGGTTACTTGCAAGAACCATAGTTTTATTCTTGCACATTCCACCGCCACATTTTGGACAAATATACTTTGGTTCTGACCATTCATGTTGATAATCATATGGAACGCCAATAGATTTACGGTATTCATCTGCAGTCGGTAGATCAGTTGTTAGATCAGTTGTAAATACATCATTAATTTTTGCACCGTTACTGTTCGTTCTACAACCTGTAGTGGCGGTTATGTAAGTTTTATTGGTTACATGATCTGTTGTTTCACGAAGTGGCTGTACAATTGGAATTGTGCCATTAATCATAAAATAATTATTTGGGCAATCCTCACAAGGATTAATAATGGATCCATATGCCCCATTGTATTGACAATATTCACATGATTTATTCATCTTTTCCATCCTCCTCTGTAAGCAGATGTTTATTAAGTGCATCAAAATTCTCGCAATATTCTTTATAGACCTTATCAAGCACATCTTTATCAAATTCAAATTCATTGCAAAGTAACGTCATAAAGAACATTCTGTCTCTGGTTTCATTGTAATTTAACTCTTTAATTCTTACTTTAACTAAATCCGCCATTTGTAGTATCATCTTCTTACAAATCTCATAAGATTTATCATCATGTTCTGCAATTTCCTCTGTGAGCGCTTTTGTATATGGCTGCAACATCACATTACTCAGATACTCAATATCTTCTGCTGTCCAATTTAACATATTTATTCAATCTCCTTTGTCTTAATCATGGGTGGTAGACCACTCATATACGGCATTATTCATATAATCAAGTTTAGAAAAATCATTCATTACAAGTGCATCATCCATCATGCATAGAACATCTTCGTCATGCAACGGACAGTCAATACAATCATGATAAGAATGGCACATTCTCGCAAAGTCTTCCATCGTTGCCTTGTTGCTCATGGTATATTTCCTCCAAATTAAAAAAATGTATGATTTTTGTCATATATATGTGTGTTTTTTAATGTTGTAATGATTAAGTATAGTAACTATACATATTAAATCTCATCTTCAAAATTATCGTCTAAATCTACGTTTTTTGTGCCAAAAAGCTTTGCCTTATGCTCTTCGCTCATTTCACGCTTCTTTGGAGTCTTAATCGTAATACCGCGCTCTGATGCAACAAGTGTCATGCAGCAAACAGTACCATCTTCATATACTCCCTGCAAAATTGGTTCCCATCCAACTTTTAGCGCCCTATTAAAATGTTTTGGAATGTTCGTTTCCATTGTCCATGTTTTATAAAATGGATCATACCAAAGGTGTGACTCTCTCTCTTCTGGTGTAATTCGCGTAGTTCTAACAAATGTTTTCATTTTAATTCCTCCTCAAGTTTAGATCCATAGGCTATGGAAATATTTTGTAAAATATTTAAAAAATGATTCAAGACACTGCTGACGATATTGATCAATTTCCTGCTGACGCTCCCACCACATTTCATCATCAAGTTTTGCTTCATGTCCATTTTTAATATTTCGGACATAATTTTCAGTGACTTCGTTCTTCTTTGAGCATGTATCTTCATTCATTTCTTGACATAGAAAAATCATTTTATCAAGAATCTGATCCCATTTTTCTCTATTTTCTTCATAGCTTGCGTCAACATCCAAAACTGGTGTACTAACTTTACAATCACGCTGATATTGTAGCATTTGTGGAATTACTTCCATAAACCATGTATCCATACTAAGAACATCATAGTCCGCCCAGCCTCTAAATGCACGTTGGAACCGATACTTAATTGCAAGCAGCAAGTCTTTAAATTGATGTAGAGTGTGTGGAAACTTATAGTCCTTAAATGATTTAGTTAGTTCAAACATAGTTCAAAATACCCCCTATAATTTATAGAAACATAATTTCATATCCAAATATTTTTTTCTTCTTCCAAAATTTCCACCATGGCTTTGGCTCATAATATACACAAGATATAATTGCATGAAAGTCTTTATATTTATCTCCTAGTTTATACGTATCTCCATCATAGCCCATCCACACTACATCTCCTGAACTGATCAAAGCGACTTTTGCATTTCCAATAATTTCTTCTGTATTAATTGGTTTATTAAAGTCAATAGTTAAATCAGTGCAACCTATAGGATAATCTTTAGCAGAAATTTCTACCTTATAGACATCTTTCATCATTAATTCTCCTTGTCCTTTTTCTTAAATATTAAATAAAATCCATTGTGTATACTTAAAATAAGAAAAAATATAATACTAATGACCGCAAAAGCAGGATAAATGATTATGCTCAATGTCGCTAAAATAGTTGAGCCAATCATGTTATATGTGGCATTTGCCCATTTAAATACATCCACAGGATAGCAAATACCATGTTTAAATATAATTGTACATTCTCTTCTCATTGATTTATCAGAGTCGGATTCATTACTCAAATAAACAAGGATATATGCTAAGGAGAATAACAATCCTATTACATTTATCACGATTAATGATATTATCATAGCTTATTCCTCCATCTTTTGTCATTTTTTATTGCCTCATTAAAATTAAATCCTCAAAATTAGCATACAATTGCCTTTTCCCATTCTTTCATAAAAACTTTCACATCGTTTTTAAACAATTTACAACATCCAAGAGCTCTTGCCACATCATTCACAACAAACCATGGTTCATTGTCAATGACTTAAAGTCCTAATTTTTCCAAACTGTGCATTATTAAAAATTGTTAATTCATGCATTATTAGTCCTCTGCAACATCATATCCAGCATAATATCCAAGAATCTCAAGTACTCTATTCAAAAATTTTAGCCGTTGAGTATTTGTCATATCATAATATTCATTGGAGAAATTACTAGACTGTAAATCATAAATAATTGCATCTGCATAACGTCCAAGTTCATTGTCCATATTAACCTACTCCTCATTTACTTAAAATATTTTTCCCAAGCAGAAGTGGGGCAGTCAATATAATTAAGGTCAATGTCATCGTCCCATTCAACTTGTGGGCCAGTCTGTTCATCTGCAAAATGGCAAGCACAATTTACAGAAACTCCATTCAGCGCATTTTGTTCAATCATAGTTTTAATTTCATTCAAAGATAAATTATCTTCTAAGTCACACACATATAGTGTCATCTTATAAAGTTGCGCCATAATTATCCCTCCTATAATTTTGTATTGTTTACATCAAACGCTTCTTGTGGATTATAATCTGTCAGTAGAGCAATCTGCTCTTTATATATCTTGTCATTCTGCCCACCATAATAGATACGAGGATTAACAATAATCTTCCAAGAAGTTTGATTCAGATTTGTAACGAAGAATCCAATTAGATTTTGGCCATTGCACTTGAGGCTAAGTAAATCACTAACAAGCCTTCGCGCATTTTTGCGGCTATACCCAATCATATCACAGAATTCACCAAGCGTAATAGGGTAGACCTTTTCTGGATCTTGCTCTTTTGGGTTGTAACATACAATATTTGTTCTACGGTTCACAAAAGGAATGAGTTTGTAGAGATAGGAAATTTGCGTAATGCTTTGAACATTATCACATGCGTCATAAATATCTCTAATGAAGTTGCAAAATAGCCTAGTATGGTCTGCGTCTTTTTGCAGCCCCTGCAAATTACCCTTTACAAAAAAATCTCTGTTTAAATATAAACAATTATCTTTTTCTATGATGATATTATTCTTAATCATATCCTTGATGAACACAGACCAATATTTGTTTGAGAGCTTAAGCTTTTGCTTTATAACATTCTTTGGTGGCAAACACCCATCATAATCACAAATGGTGGATAGATAGATTAATCTAACAAGACTTTTGTCATTGATTTCTGGCAGCAATCTTTTCCCATACTCAAAAATAATCCATGTAAAATCAGAGTTAAAAGTTTGCTTTTCTTTGTTTGCTGTATATTTTGCTTGCGACTCTAGCTGCTTATAAGTTCTCCATTCACCGGGGCCATCAATTTGTGTAAATTCTCCTGTCTCTTGGTTTAACGTACCTAAGACTACATCTTCTGATTCTTTCATGCTGATTTTTCATCATCCTTTCTAGCTATTTTTTATAAATAAAAGTCGTTTTATTCATGTCTTATTCATATCTAATTCACAATATGTTTACATATCTCCTCAAAAAGGAAACTTTTCTCCTCAAAAAGGAAACACTTTTTCGCTCAAACACATGCTATTTGTAAAATCCTTATTCTCTATCTGTAGCATGAAGCACTTCTTCGTGTTCATAAAATGTTCACGAAATGTATGAGCATTATATTATATATAATTATATATATTATATTATATAAAATAATTTTGTACTGTGGCTAATATATCATAAGACAACCAGTTTGTCAATACCTGCAATCAACAAGAGAAAGAGTGCATATTCTAATACTGGATTTTGTTAACGAGCGTAGCGAAGTTAGCAAAAGCCAACCGTGCGGTAGGAGCGAAGCGACGCATAGCACGGAATACAGGCTCCGCCGCGCAGCGGTGGATACAGTGCAATGGAGAGATGCTGTATATATTATATATATTATACAGAATATATAATATTTAATAATAGATAGTATTATATATTATAAATTATATATAACGTGCTATATATCCGCTTTAGAAACATAACACTATAGTGGGGAAGATTACCTTTCCCCACCATCTGCCTCGCTATGCAAGCATAGCTCGCCACCTGCGATGGAAAGGTATCCCCCACACCTCCTTACCAAAGATCGCTTAACAACAATATGCATACATTTTGAGTTTTATAGTAGGGAGAATGATTATATTTATATATATTTATATTATTAATATTATATATTATATATTTACATAGTTGATATACGTTTTTTAGCCCACCTGCTGTTAAACGTCTATATAACTGTGCAAAGCTGCCTGCCAACAATTCTCCATTTATAGACTGTCAATTTTAAGGGTTAAAAATGTGGTATATATGCATGATCTTAGAGATTGTGGTGCTCGTAGAGTAAAACTACATAGGTAAACAGTTTCATGCTTTAAAAGTGGGCATTTATATGGGATTTTTGATGTGAAAAATGGATTGTAGGGATGAAGGTGGATTCATATGGCTACATAATCCTTAATATGGCACTCGAAGTACGCATATTATAAGGCGATAGTGCATTTATTACAATGTTATTACAAAATTATTGCAAAAAGTGCTATTTATTAAGTAATTGTTAAGCAGAAATAATGCACTGTTTGCATGTGAGTAGCTTGCTTAAATTAGTGATGGAGATAATTAACAGATGTTAAATATGTTTTGCGAAAATGTTACGTTGGCTTTTATTTGCGAGGATAATTAAGGCAGTTTTAGATAGAAGTGGAATAAATGCGTAGTACTTGTGCGGTATTTGTGTGGTTTATGTGGCGAGTTATGATGTGGCAAACACATGTGAAATGTAGTGGAAAATATGATAAATTTAAGGTCATTTTAGGGCCATTTTCGAGTCAGTGTATAGGATGATCACCCTATAGTCTTCGGGCAAAAAACACTATATCTAGTAGTTTTAAGTAGCCCCACTGCACTAGATATGGTATATTTTTAGGAAATATGCAAAATATCTATTTTGTTGACTTTTTGCTTGTGTAGCAGTATTCTAAGAGTGCAAAGAGGAACACACAAAAACAAAACAAGCGGGCAACAAATCGATAGTAAATAGCTTGAAAAAGTTATTTCTGAAAAAGGGCGATACACAAAAAAACTGCCGTTTTGTAAAGACTTGAAAAAGTCAGAAATTCCCATTGCGATTTGATCCTTGAAAATTTCATAACCTGCCACAAAAAGGCGAGTCAAGCCGAAACGGCGTTGTGTGAAATGGGATTACTATGCACATATGAGCATAATCATTAGTTACCTATTATTAGGAGAATAGGCTAACAACGTTCCCACATGACAAGTAATATCCCGCACATGGGGCTAAAGTAGGGCTATTAGGATATTATATAATAGTGAGGCGATAGCGATATGTGGACAATTATCTATAAATATAGGTGATATCTGACTATATTGTGATAGATTGATATGTATATGTTCATGGTGACAGCATGAACGGGTATTGTATAAATATTAGTGACAATATACATATTATACACCAATAGCACATAATACATTGTATTGTGTGCTACTATGTGGGGATAACTATCAATAGATTATTCCTAGATAGTAGCACATAGCTACAAAAATAATAGGTTGTGACTTACCACAAATTAGGAGGTTATTATGAAAAAAACTATTGCAAATGCACTCATGGACAACATGACCATCGCCAATTCTAGCAAGGCGAAACTCGATGCCGAAAAGGTCGGCGTGGATGAATTTTCCAGCTGGAAATTCGCCGAAACTGTAGCATATGAAGCACTCTATCGCTATGCTTCTGCACGCAACAACACTGCACACATGGGCGAAAATGCGAGTGTTGATGCAACGCTCACAAGCAACGCGATGAAGGCAATCCAGATGCTTCTTGACTGCATCGGTGAAGTCAACGGTCATGCTATCTGCAAGAATCAGTCTATGCTTGACGTGCTCGCAGATTGCGTCATTGCAACCAAAAAGCCCCTTGCAGGTGAGGCTCTTAAGCAGGATAGCATTGTCAAGAATTTCCGTAGTCAGCTCAAGGAAGTCAATGACGGTATGAGTGCCGAATACGTGGAAAAGCTGACTTCTGACTATGAAGCTGCAAAGATTAAGCTCGCAGAGCTTAAGAAGCTCGAGGACTCTTGCACCACTGTATGCACTCGTGTAACATTCAATTCTTTCCGTGCAAAGCTGGAGCTTGCTATGGGTGGTATCGTTGCAGAACAGGACGCTAAGACATGGGAAGAGCTGGAAGCTGAGAAAGAAGAGCGTCGCAAGGCTCGCCGTGCAAAGACTGCTGAGAAGAAGAAGGCGGCGAAAGAAGCTGAGAAGAAGGCTGCTGCTGTCGCTTAATTCCAGCAGTACAAAATTATAGGGGGCGCATGCCCCCTTATGCTCACATGGTAACACCTCCACGTGGTGTGAGTGGATAGGTGCAAATGCACTGAACTAAGTTGCCAAAAGATGGGAGGGATGCTATGAAGAAGAGTGTCATGCGTGTGCTTGCCATTGTGGTGGTATGCGTCTTGTTTGTAGCCTATGGCAAGTATGTCAAAGCACAAACTATTAAATCTGCTGAATTGGTAGAGTACAATGACGAGGAATATATCATCTCTTTTGATGGGGACGAGCATATCTATACCAAATAAGCAACATGGGTACGCATGGCGTGCCCTAACAATTAACAAAACACCATGTCGCCGACTGTTGACGGCGAAAGAATATCAACAGAGCAAAGAGTGAGAGCGGCTTAGGCTCTTAGGGCTTGCGAAAGAACAAGCACTCAGGGCTTTCAGATATTCCTGTGAGTGCTGTTGCACAAAAG